GGATCAAGAACGAGTTCTTGCTTGGGGTCATCATCCAGCTTGAGACTGGCGGGAGCGCTGGGCACTCCACGGCGACCGGGGTATGTCCGCACGCCGGCAAAGTGAGCGCGGTAAGCAGCAACAGCGCTGTCGCGTATTTCATTGACGTGGGCTTCATGTTCGCTCCGGATAGTGATCAAATTGTCTTCGTAGCGCGCCTTCGTCTCGGCGTTCTTGGCCTGTTGCGCAAGTCCAGCGGCTTCTACCTGCGCGGTGAAGGTAATCAGTTCGTCGCGCTTGCTGACGTAGAGGGACGACATCATGCCAAGACCAACGAGCAGCGCGCCGATGACGACAAGTTTCCAGTTGAGCAGTAGGGTTTCGATCATTGCGTCAGCCCCTCCTGACACATATCGCGCTCACGCTTGCGCCGGTTGGTCAGCCCCTGCACGTGCTTGCCCTTGACCTTGTCCCACATCATCACGGCTTCGCAGGCCCCAGCAACATCCCCAGCATTGATGCGACGGACCACTGTGCTCTTGCAGAAGGCAGACACACCGATGTTGTAGGACAGAGAGACAAAGGACGCCCGGCGCTTGTTCGGCAGATCCGCTGTAACGCATGAATCGACCCCTTGATTGAATTCCACCAGTCGCTCCGATAATCGCTTGTCGCATTGCGCCTTGGTTGCCACGTCGCCCGGCTGCACCCCGCGAGTTTCGCCGTAGCAGATGGTCGGCACTCTACCGATGTCCGGATATTCCTTGAGAGACAGTCCCTCATAAGCACAGACAGCGGTAATAGCGATGGCCAACCATCCCGCCTGCTTGGTCGTCGGTCTCATTTCGTCATGCCCGGCTGGGCGATGACGCGGGATGCGCCGGCCCCGACAGCCACCAAAAACGACAGTCCGGAAAAGATGCCAGTCTGCATCGATGGTTCCAACATCGGGAGAACAGTTTCAATACCCGAGAGCAGGGCCGCCAGCATGGCCAGCCTGAAACTCCAGGCCTTCTTGAGAATCTTCTTCCAATCGTCGGTCAGGGTGATTTTCATTGCCTATCTCCTTATTCGTCGCTGCCAATAAGCGCCATAAAGGCAAGCGCCGTGACGATTGCGGTGGCTGCAAGCGCCTTCCACAAGTCAGGGACAAGGGAGAAACAAGCCATCAATTCCACCCACTGCTAGGAAGCCAGTGCGCAACGGGCTTTTGTTCGGCGTCGTCAATAACAACACGCCAATTCATTGGCTCACCGATCCTAGCTATCTCTGCTGCCAGTTGCATGGCCTTCTGCGCATCGGTCTTGGAAACCCGTGTTACCGTGCGCCATTTAGCCTGGTCATGCGCCAGTAATTTGCGCTGCAACAGGTATTTGATATCGTTCATTTGATCAGCCAGGCTGGCAAGGCGACGCCGAGTTTTACTGCCAGCGCTGCGATGGCGATTACAAAGAGGATCTTGGCGACGCCGAAGACGCCTTCAATTCCCTTTTCGGTAATCTTGTTGATTGCGGCTTCGTACATCTTCTTGCGCGATATTTCCGCCTCTTTCTCAGCGTTCGCCGCGTTTATCTTGGCTTGGTGATATTCGCGGTGCGGAAGCGGATCGCCGTTAGGAAACGCTGACATAAACTCTGCGACCATCGCTTGTTTCATCGTTGCCTCGTTCGCCTCGTGGGCTGACATCAACCCCTTGAAGTCTCCGAGCGTTAGTGGCTGGCTGTCGATTTCGCTCATTCTTTCTCCACCTTCACGTAGCCACTAACCAAGGGAATGACTTTGGCCGGAGAGTCTGAGGTAACGGCCTCAATGTCGTACCAGCCGGTTTTTCCCGCCAACAACTCACTCGCCGCTGCCGGAATTTCCAGTGTGATCGTCGACAGGCTGGTGTTGACCGTCAGTTTCAGGACGTTGAGCGCCCCATCCGCGACCAGATTGGAAGCCAGGAGCGTTCCCCCTTTGCGCGTCTTGAGCCGGATGCGGAAAGTCATCCCGGTCAGTGACATGGGCGTGTTGTAATGAATGAACCCGCCCTGCGTGTAAGCCTTCAGATCCGCGATGTTCTTTTCGTTGAGCTCAATGACGTCCGGCGAGACCACCGTCGCGGCGTAATACTCTTCATCCTGAATATCATCGGCGTTGAGCGCGTTGATTTCCTTTGGTACGTCGACGTTTACAATGGCCGTGCGCCAACCATCGAGCAGGCCGTGCGGCTCGGTCGTCTGGATCACTGCCGAGGCATAAGGGCAGGAGATTGCCAGGATCGGCTTGCGCACGATCGGCGGCACCTCGCAGCGCAGTACGTTGGTGTAGCTGTGCCCCTGGCGGATCGTAACGTTGTAAATTGCATCAGCCATCCTGAATCCTTAGCGTTGAGGAAGGTGCCTGGCGCGCGAGGTGTCCCGCTCGGCGTCCGTTTCAGCGACGCCCGAGACGGGCGGGCCGAAGATGGTGGTAAAGCGGTCACCGTAGAATTTCACGGCAGCAGGATCGAAGGTGTCGGCATCATGCTTGGCGTAGCCCAGTTCCAGCATGTGGTCGAGCAGATCCTTGTGGTGCCGGACATTGATTTCCGGCGCGTCGTCCATGCCTGTCATGGGATTGAGCGGAAGCCGGAAGTACGCGGCGCGCGCGGTATCGTCGGATACCGGCGTCGGATACAGGCGCAGCGCCCCGGATACCCAGTCGGGCATAGCGATGAAGGGAACGGGCGAGGCATTGACGCTTTCCCAGTCGGGCGTGGTTTCTTCCACACGGCGCCAACTGAGCAACTTCAAATTTTTTGCGCCGGTTTCCAGTCGCACCCGACGCACGAACAGGATAAGCGGATCAAGCGCTACCAGCGGTTCATTGGCGAAGACGTCCAGGATTCCGGTGTCTGCGATCAGCAGGGCGCGCCGGCAAGCCTCCATCTCGGCCTTGTTGGCGTACCCGATGATGTTCTGATCCGACCAGAAATAGGGAAACTTCAGATCGCCGGTGATCGTGCGAAACTCGGTTATTAATTCTTTGATCTTCATGCGCCGAACCTCCGCGACTGGACCCGGATGCTGCCCTTGACTCGTTCATGTTCCACGGCGATGCGCGCGGAAACGATCATCCGTTCCGATTGCGCGTGCTTGGTGGCTACCTGGGCCGGCTGCGACCACGGGCGGTCGGCCACGGCAAAGAGCAGTTCCAGGGCGCCCGCGCTTAGCGCCTCGTCGTAGCGCGAGGTTAGTTCAGCGGGCAAGTCCGGCGCCGTCAGCGTCGGTGTCAGTGCCACGCGCACCGTGTACTCCGTTCCCGCGTAGTGGATAACGGGTGTTGGGTAGAGCGTCAGGTTGAGGTAGTCCAGGCTGTTGAAGTACGTTGGGCGACCCTCGGCCGTGATCCAGTCGGGCAGGATCTGGCGTAGTTGATCCAGGCTCTTGCCGACCAGTTCATTACCGGCTGGGTTGTAGACGTTGCAGACCAGCACCGTTTCGGTATTGGCCGGTATCGGCAGCGGGTACTCGTGAACCGCATCGATCAGCGGTATTGGTGTCAGCAGCTTGCGCCAGGCCGTTGACTCCCGACAGAAGTGGCGGCACGCACGGCGCACGGCCATACGCACGGTGTCCAGCGGGCACTCCGGCAGATCAGGCAGGAGCAGCGGGAACAGGCTGTCGATGTTGGGGGTAGCCATTAAACAGGTTTCCGCAGGTAGGTATGCAAGTCGCTGGCCAACATCACGGCATGGGTTAATTCAGGACTTGCCCCGCACCGTTCAATCGCTAAACACACCTGATAAGCCAATTCGATCAGTTCTTCATTGCTTGGCCGAGGAACATCAGGATGACCGGCTGCTTTTTTGTACTCAGGCATGATTTCTCCTAGCTGGCCGCGGCGGCCGGCTCAGCAGCAAGCGGCAGCACTTTGAGGTTGGGATTTGTCCCGGTCATGGCCTTGGCCTGCGCATTGATCGAGGACAGGAATTGCTGCAGATAGCTGGCGCCATTGGCCGCGCGCTCGGGTGACTTGAGCCAGGCGCGGGCCATGACGTAGGAAATCAAATCGTCGGCATACTGATCGTCAAGCGTCAGCGTCGCGGTGCTGGGCCCACCATAAAGGTACAGCTCATTGCCCGGCACGCCGGTATTGGGAATTTCGACCGGAATGGCCTGATAGCCGATCTCGACCCAGACATCCGGTGTCGACGGCACGCCAGGCTCGACAAAGAATTCGGTCGGGAATCGAGGGTCGAAAACAAACTGCGCAATCGACCCATCGCCGGGCGTCACATGCCAGCCCGGATTGATGGCGTCCAGGTCGCGGCGCGGAACCAGCCGTATCGACTGGCCCGGCGTGGTGCCGGTTGGTCCCATGTTGAGCAGGATGTCGTTCAGGACCGTCCCTTGTACTTCGACCGCCGCACTGCCGTCGCCCGGCAGGATGCGGTTGGCTGGTATCCGGCGAATCGACTGCCGAGTGCCAGGAACCAGTTTGACCGAATCCATGCGCGCACCTGCGGCCGGCAGGAACTTGCAGAGCGTGCGCTGCGCATCGTTGAACCAGAGCACGAGCTCGTGCTCGCTCCAGTCAACGAATTGCGGCTCCGTATCCCCGAGCAGCAGCGAGACCTTATACACGGCCTCGCGGACCAGATTACGACCCATAGCCGTCAGCCGTTAGGCGGCAAGTTGGGGCGCGGGAAACGTCTTCATCACCGAGACACTGAAGCGCGGGGAGAAATCTACGCCGCGCGACCCTTCGGCAAGCGGGGGAGTCGTGTCGTTCAGCGCGTGATAAGCCTCGACCGGGATGATTTGCGGGCTGTTGCGCGGCACCAGCCAGGTGTGTTCGTTGACGCGCACGAACTGTGCTTCCTTGCCGGCAGCGCCTTCTCCGGCTGCCAGCACGATTTGCACGGTTTCGCCTGAGAGACCGGCGCGCATTGACGAGGTAACGACTTCCGGCAGTGTCGCGTTCGGCGGATTGGCCAGGTCGTTGGTAGTGGTGATGGCCGGATGGGCGGCAGCGGGCGTGACGCCAGGAGGAATCGCCAGTTCGGCAAGTGCGTCGGTGGATTTGTTGGTTTGGGCTGTGGCCATGTGTGGCTCCGGTAGAAAATGCGGGCAAAAAAAAGCCCGCACAAGGCGGGCTCAAGGGGGCTGCGGAGGTTAGAGGGCGGTTGCGGCCGGCAGCACGCCCGCAAAGTCGTAGTACGTGGCCACGCCGGTCAGCGCCGTGGTATTTGGGATGAAGTCGGCGGCGGCGACGATCTTGATCGCGCCGATCGGGACAACGTTGTCGGGGATGCCTTGCGCGACGGTCGAGAGTGCCGGGGGAATCGGCGGCGAAGCAATCAGCAGCTCCGACGTGGTATCCACCAGCTTCGAGGTCTTGACCGGCGTCACGATGCCGGCCGCGTTGGTCGACAGCACGTAGGCGCGGTACTGGGTGGCACCGGTGAGGGTGTTGACTTCCGCCTTGAAGAGATCGCCCTGGTACGTGGTCACCGCACCCGCCGCGTCCAGACCGACAACGAACAGGCACGAGAAGCCCAGCGGCACCGTGGCATGGCCGGACGAGAAGACAAGCGCCGTGGTTGCCGCCTTGGCCGTCTTGAACACGCCGTCAACGGCGTAGGGAATTGCGTTGACGGTCTTGAACTTGGCCGGCACCGCATCGATGGCCAGGCCGCCCGCCGCGAGGACGATCATGCCCAGCGCAAAGCGCAGGTCGGAATGACGCGCGCCTTGGAGAGATTGGGAATTCATGGTGTTTCCTTTCGAGAAATTGAAAAAGCCCCTGGACGAGCGGGCTTAGGTCACTGCGCCTTGGTTAGACCGGGGATGCTGTAAGGATTAATGCCAAAAACGCATCGTTTAATATCTTACTCGCCTTCATGAATTTCCAGCCGATCGACCCGGTTTGTCCGAGCTCATCGCCCGGCGCCGGCTTAGGATTGCGCACCATCGGCGTGACGTTGTGCAGGCCGTTGAGCGCGACGTTGGCAAAAGCGTTGTCCCCGAAGATGATGCAAGGGAAGACGTCGGCCTTGCCGCTCGTGGCATCCTGACGCACCGAGGCGCCGCCCGTCGCCCCTTGTCCGGCCCATGGCACCAGAAGCGTGTGATACAGGAAGCGCACATCGTTGACCGCACCGATTTCGGTCGGGTAGGGCGTGATCGATCCGTAGTCCGCCGAGTCCTTGAAGCCGACATACCCGCGCACGGTCGGCACCAATTCCGGGGGAATGATGGCGATGTAGGCCGGGCGCACGGCTTCGGTCCCGAAATCGACCGTGGCCTTGACCTGTTTGGTGATGAACTTGGCGTTCTGACGCATCAGACCGGTCACCGCCCGCTCCACATGGGCCTTGCCCATCACGGTATTCACCGCCGAGAGCCCCGCGCCGTTAGCGAACCATTTCGAGGTCGTCGACAAAAGCTCGTTGATGATGATCTTCTCGGACGTTTCGCTGATCTGCTGCGACAAAACATCAAGGCTTCCCTGGATGGTCGTGTCGTCGCAGGTATCCTGTACCACGTCGGTAATGCCGATGAAGTCGCCGCACTGGTTCAGGGTAACGGTCACCGGTGTACGCGACAGTTTGCGGCCGGCCGGTTGTACGCCTTCCTGCAGCAGCGTGTTTTCCGGGCCAGAGGGCAGGGCGTTGTAGCGGAAGAAGGTCATCACCTTCGTTTCGTTACTCGGCAGGGATTCAGCTTGGCCGAAACGGTCAAGGACGATCGTGGGCATGCCACGTTCCAGCAGTTGGCCGGAAATGTAGCCCGCCACTTCCGGCGAGACGTCTCCGTATTGGGTAGCAGTAGTCATTTTGGTTTCCTCAGAGAGTTAGTTAAAACAGGGGTTCTCCAAGAAAGCTGTCCGGTCGTATGCTGTGGTCGCTGGGCGTCTAGGACGTATCGCAGGAGGGCCAGGAAGCGCGTGGGCTGTCTTTCTTTTCGTGTCGGCCTGATACCGTCAGGCCTGCGGTTTAAAATCGGTTAAGCTTTGCTGCGGTAGAAGCCGCGCTTGAAAGCGTCCTCGGCACTTCCGCCCGCTTTGCCAGCGAGCGAAGGAACCGGTGTTCCCGACGAGCGCACGGAAGTTGCTGCGTCCAGCGCCGAGGTATCGATAGAGCCTGGCGCCGGTTCGGCATTGGCCGCTACAAAGTCCTTGAAGTCCTTGAGCACGCGCACGATGCGCCCTGCGGATCCGCCTTCAAGGACGCGCACAATCTTCTGCTGCGCATCCGGTTCCTGAGCGGTCACCCACTGCTCGAACTCGGGTGAGTTCACCACTTGTTCGAAGTCGGGTTCCTGGTCCTCGATGTCGCCCTGATGCATGCCCTGGAAGCCGGCGATCACCGCATCCAGCGTGCTGGCCAGGTCATCGTTCTGCGCTTTGAGCGGGCCAATGGCTTCACTAGCCACCTTGCCGGCACTGGCTTCAGCGATGTACCCGACGAACTTGGCCAGGTCATCCATGAAGTCCGGGCCAAAATCGCTGCTCCAGCGCTGGGCAATGGCTTTGATCTTTTCCGGCGCATTGGCAACAACATCCGGCGTCGATCCGGGCAGTGCTTCGCCGTCTGGTTCGGTCTGCGCTTCGGCCATTTCCTCGCCTGCGGTCTCGCCCATTTCTTCGGCGGCCGGCTCGTTCGCCTCGTTGGGGTCCATGGCTGTCTCTTCCGGCTCAGCGGTCACCGCATGCGATCCGTCGTGCAGGGGGTTATTCGCCGCCATCAAAGCCGCTTCTTTGGCCTTGAGCTCCGCTTCTCGTTTGGCCAGCCGACCTTGCCAGGTCTTCTCGCTGTGCGTCATTTCCGGCATGGCTTCATCGTCAGTACCGGTTTCGCCTGTGGGAGAGGTGTTCTCGACCGTTCCGGTACCCGGGCCGGTTTCACCAGATCCCGCGCCCTGCGTTCCAGCGTCAGTCGCTCCCTCGCCGTTGATGCTGCCGGCGTCGCCTTCCGGCGCGATCACGATGGCCACTTCGGGCGCATCAGGCTTCTTTTCGGTTGTTTTGCCGCGGAACCCGGAGGCGAAGCGGTCTTTTGTGGCTTGGTCCATGAGGATTCCCCAATAAAAAAGCCGGGAAATCCCGGCCTGGTCTGTCCTGCGAGTTGCAGGGGTATTACGCGGTTAAAGCCACGCGATTCAAATCGGCGGCGGTTAGTGCGGTGCGCAGCAAGACGAGTTGCTGGGCCGAGACACGCAAGCGCGAGACCTCGGCGTCAGGGCAGTCGATCAGCCGCACTTGGTAGTGCTCGATCAAAGCGTCCAGCATCACGACCATCTGTTTTGTTTGCTCGTTGGCCCGGTACTCACGCACGCCGGCCAGCGCAACAAAAGCCGCATTGCGCAAGTCGTTTGCTGTTTTCATGGTCATCAGCCTGGGATCTGCGCGGTTTCGATGCCGGCATGCTCACCGACCAGCGCGCCCCCAGTTTCCCGATCGGGCACAAGGCTTGCTGGCCTTGCCTGCGATGCTAGGCTTGGCTGGCTGTCTTGCATAGGCGGGCTTGCTAGGCTAGGTTGTGCCGCTGGAGCCGCAGCCCCTTCGATCGATGCGGTGGTAGTCGTTTCCTGTGGCGTCATGTCGATAGCCCCGATACTATCGAGTATTTCATCGCCGGCAGCGGCGGCCGCTGGGTTGCTGGCTGCAACACCACCCCCTTGCATCGCCGCATAAATGGTATCGGCGCGCTTGCTGATCGCGTCGGCGTTGATTTGTGCTACCTGCGCAGCTAACTTGGCCACATTGGTTTCGAGATTGGCCACTTGCAGCTCGCGCAAGCGCTTGTCCAGTTCGGCCTGGTGCTTGGCCTCGTCGGTATTCTGTTCTTCCTCGACTTCATCTTCACTCTTGATGATTCCGACCAGTTCATTGGCCTGCGCGCGCTGCTCCGCGAACTTATGCCACTTGATGAACGGCCGTTCTTCCGGTGCGCTGGACGCGGCATACTGCCCGAGTTGCGCCGAGCGGACTTCCTTGGCCACCAGCGACGACGCGCCCAGGGCTTCAACATCGAAATCGCCATGGTTCGCGGGGTCTGGGTTGAACTGCATGTTCCACGAGTACATCCCGGTCACAAACGGCTTGGTGATACCTTCGTCCCAAGCGCTGACCTGATCCTTGAGCGCGACATTGGACTGACTGAGCAGCATGGACATGCCGGATGCGGTACCAGCGGCGCCCTGCGTCGGATTGACGCCGGTATCCATGAATTTCGGGATTGCCGTGGTCTCGTCGGCGCTGGCGTCGAAGTCCTGCGCGATCTGGCGCAGTTCGCTGATGTGCGAGTCGATGTTGATGGCCCGGATCGCCGGATACTGCGGATCGCCTTTGGTCCGCGCCCAGACCTTGAACGGGTAAATCTCGTCGATCTTCTCGCCGGTCGCCAGCAGGTCGACGAACGCCTCGATCTGCGGCCCTGCGGTGATCGCCGCGTTGTCCAGCGTGGCCCGTGTCGCGGCGTTGATCATCTCCTGATCGCCGCGCATGATCGTCGCAATACCCTCACCAAAGATCGATGTTTCGTCTTTGTCGAAGTAATACAGGTGGTAGGGCCAGTCCTGACCCTCCATCGGCTGCAGCACGGCCTTGATCGGTTCGCCGTTCGGGAACATCAAGACATTGCCGAAGTAAATATCGTCGTCGCTGGTCGGCAACTGCACGCCGCATGACAGCAGATCATCCCGATCAAGCCAGCCCCAGCGTTCCAGCAGCTCGTATTGACCGGACTGGTTAAAATTCGTCTGCCGTGTGTCGCCCATCTGCTGCAAGGTCTGCTCGAAGCTCTGGCGCGTGACCAGCCCTTGCGGGAGCGATGACACATAGCTGCGGATGCGCGGCCCATCCACGACCCGGCTCTTGGCCAGCAGCAAAAGCCCTTGCTTGCTCATCAAGTGCCGCTCCCAGGCCCCGCGCGCCTGCTCCAGTTCGGTCACCGCCATGTCCGGATAGAAGCGCCACAGCGGGCAGAAATCCATGAAAGGCTTGAATTCCTCCTGCCGAGACATCACGAACTTTTTCTCCGTCGCTGAATAGATGTAGCGCACGCGCGATAGACGTCGCTCGACCAGCGGCCCCTTGAGGATGCCGGTTCCGTACAGGTTGCCCGAGTGCAGAACCTGGCGCGCAATGCGCTTGAAGCGGCCTTCGACCAGTTGATCGTCGATGGTGTTGCCCATGCGCAGCGCCGCTTCATCGACAAAGGAACGAATAGCTTCGCGCAACTTGTTTTCGGTCGTCGGCTGCTGCAGCGACTGGATGATGCACTGCCGGTCTTCCTCGGAAATCGTCGGCTCGGGCGTCGATTTCAAACGATAATTGCGCTCGGCGCTGGCCGGGAACAACAAATCGAACATCCGGGAATCTACCGCACGGATCTTCGAGCGCGTCTTGCGCTTGAATGCTTTCGAGCGATTCTTCAGCGCGCCGGCCACGCTCGGCTCATAAATCCCCAAGAACTGACGCAAATCCATCAGCCAGCGTTCCTCGACCGGCTGGCGGTCAGCCGCGAAACGCGTGAACTCGCCCTGTAGCTTGATAGACAGCGGTTGCAGTTGAGAAACTGGCGTGCCGCCCTGCTGCGCCGTCAGCGCCATGTGCTTCTTTGTCTCGGCAAAGCGCGCTGCTTCCTCGGCTTCCGGCGTTATCAGCGGGGAGATCATGTCGCCCATGCTCAATAACCCGCGCTCGATGCTGGCTTGTGGCCGCCGTAACCGCGCTGCAGATCACCGGAAACACTATCCGCGCCAAAAGTCAGCACGAACGCGTCCCAGCGATCCGGCGAGCATCCGTTGATTTTCTTGTATTCCTTCTTGCTTTGCATCAGAAGAAGTCCATTTCTGTATGAATATTTGATCGCGCCGCCCTGTGTGCGCAGTTCCGCGCACTCGACCATGGCCACCGGTGCGTTCAGCAGGTAGTCTTTGGCCTTCCTGTGTAACTGTGCCCGGACGTTGTAGTTCTCGCCGTCGTCCAACTTGGCGCCGGTATGTAGCCCCACCACCTTCTCTCGGTAACGCCCGAGTCGAAGCTGGTCATAGCAACTGGCACCCGGGCCATCCAGTTCGATCACGATCGCCACCACCGGCTGTCCAGATTTTTCCAGCAAGTCGGCCTGCGCTTCGCAGAGCCAAGCCAGTTGCGGACCATCCATCTTGGCGCGCACTACCTGTTTCAGATTCAACCGTCCGCGCCGGCAATGGATTACGCTCTCGTCGTCGCCAAAGTGCGCCGCATCAATGCCGATAATCCAGCCCCCGATCGGGACCACATCGGCCGGCCCGTTGCGCATCGCCGCCGCCAGAAGATCGCCGGACACCCAAGAGTCCGTCGTCGAGGCGTGATAGTCGATATCGATCTCTTGTGCGAGAACGACCGGATCCAGTTTGTCCTTCTGCGCTTCGTACCACTCGTCGTCTTTCCGCGGATCCTGCGTCCAGTGAAACGAGAAGATACTGGTCTTTCTGCTGTGCCGCTTGCGATAGAATGGGTTTCCTGCCCCGTTTGGCGTCGATACGTGCAGTTTACAGTTCGACGTCTGACTCAATGCCGCATCAATGGCCTCGGCGTGCTCCAGGAAGGCTGACTCATCGATGAAATAGACGGAGGTTCTGTTCCCTCGGCCGATGTTGTCTCCAGCCTCTCCTACGATCACGCTGCCATTCGCAGGGTTAAGTATCCCCATGAACGGCGCATGGACCCGCTCAACATAGCCATCTGGCCTGAATTCTGGCGGTAGCAGCGCAATGTACTGGCGCATTTTCCAGAATAGCGATTTAGGGTCACCTAGCTTGTCTACGTATTCTTCCTTGCGCGAACCAAACCCGATGACCGTGCCCGGTTGAAACGTCCACATCCAGACAGCGACGGCCACGCACAGCCAGGAAACGCCCATGTCGCGGCTTTTTTCCGCCAGGCCGTCCTCACGCCCGCGCCAGCGTTCAATCACCCAAGTAACAAATTCCTCTTGTCGGGGAAACAGAATGAACGGGATCGTCGTTGGCAATCCGATTTCGGCCAGGCGCGGATCAAACGTAAGACCCCATTGAGAAATCCAGTCGATTGGATTCTCTTTGTAGTGCTCCATGAGCCCCGCTAACATGCCGGGGGAAGAACGAATGCGCTCTAAACGTTCGGCGCGCTCTTTGAACACCCGCTCGTAATCGGGTTTCTTCCAATCAAAATCATTCACTGCGCTGCGGCTTCTTTGCGACGAACCCAAGCGGCGCGCATGTTTGCAATAGCTGATTCTGACCGCTTTGCCCCAACGTGACCGGCGATGCGCTTGGATACCCACTCCGGATCCTGCTTAATCCCACGATGACCTTCCGCAATATTTCTGCGGGCGTTATCGCTATGGCGATGACCAAGGCTATGCGTATTCCCTTTTGACGCCTCTGATATCAGCCTCAGAGTATCCGCATCGTGCTTGTGGCCCTGCGCATGTTGATTACCTAGAAGTTTTGAACGGTGTTCCGCGCTATGCCGAAACCCCAAGGCAGATCCCGCTACTCCCAGGATATTGTATCCGTCGCTTACCGCCGAAAAACCATCGATACATGCCTGCTCATACGTGATGAGATTTGCCTTTGAACAGATCAAGACCCGCTCAAAACGAAAAGCTGACTCTCCGTATTTGTTCCAGGCGTTCTGCAATTTTGTGTTTCTGTGTTTCCCTGCGCGCAGATTGCATCGATGCAAGGCAAAGCGCCGCGGGAAATTGACAGCACTTCCGACATAAACCTTGCCAGTTTCAACGTGGCGTATCTGATAAATACCGGACTTCATTTTCCGATCATCCTCATATACGCATCCTGCGCTGACATGGCAGGACCATCATAGTCCTTCGTCGCCTTCTCGTCAGCGGAAGCTCCAATGCCGTAGGCCTCGCGCTCCAGGGCAATCAGCACTTTCAAGGTTTCCGACAGCTTCTTGAGCGAGTCCACGCGCTGCGGCATGGCGATCACGCGCCGGTAGATGTCGTTCAGTTTATCGGTGCCCGTCGGTTTTCCGTCATCGTCCACGGCTTCCAGGACGTCCGCCAGTTCTTTGTAGAGGTCCTGGTGCTCCGTCTGGTCCTCAAGCTCGGCCAGCAGGTTGATGACCAGCGCGCGGAAGCGGGCGATATCCTTGCGGTGACCAACACGGATAGAGGCGACAATCGCCCCCGCGGCATTGACTACATCGCGGTCTGTTACAGCGGTAGATTTTGTAACGCCCGCTGTAACAGACTCTCTTGTAATAATCTCGTCGGCCTTGGCCGCGATCTTTTCCGCGAGGTTGCGCACCCATCCACAAGCCTTGGCCTTGCGGGCGATGGCCATGTGTGACAAGCCAGGATGTGCAGCCGCTATTTCGCGCAGCGACAGAACATTGAGCCGGTAATCAATCTCGACCCGCTCCCAATCGATCGCGGGCTTTGTAACAGTCTCCGCGCCGGGCTTCTTGGCCGTCGTTTTGTTCTTGTCGTTCATGGAGACCACGCTGGAATGCAAAAAGCCCAGCTTCGTGGGCTGGGCTTCGTTGGGTTACGTTGCTGAGCAGACTACTTGAGTGTTGCATCGTGATCGGCAGCTAGGACCGACCACGCTAGCGCAAGCCACCCCGGGTCTTTAATTGGGCCTGCGCCCGAGACTTGATGGCCCTCGGCGCCCCCGGCACGCACCGGACACTGCCGGTAGCGTTTTACTCAGTTAATACACCCATTATACCAGTGGCGGGAAAGTGGTTTCTTTTTGCGTGATTGTATTGATTCACCTTGTAACAGTAACTGTTACTGTTTATACTGGAATCTAACACCTCACCCACCACGCCGAAAGGACCGCTATGACCAAGACCCAATACAAGAAAGCCCGCCGCCTGTTGCGCGAGAACGGATGTTCCGCGCTTAACTGGATGCCGCGGCCGATCGCCATGGAAATGGATATGGTGCTCGACCAAGCCAACGCGGTGGATCCACTGGCCGAACGCGCCGATATCGTGGCCTATTGCCGGCGCAACGACATCTATTGCAATGTACGTCTGACCGCGGCGCGCTAACCATGTGCGCCAACATCGAGCAACTGATGGAAAAGTTCGACTGCGACTGGGTTGAGGACAGGGGCCGATTCACGCGCGTCACTACTGGCCCGGAAGAATCGGCCTGGTATTGCACTGAATGCGGATCCACCGACGTAGACGCCTACGAAGGCGTTTGCTACGCCTGCGACGATCCGGATTGACCGCTCACGCAAGCGCCTGGCGACGGGCGTTTGGGTCAGTAGACCAACCACCACCGGAGAAACAAAATGAAAAATGCTTAACTACGATCCATCCGACCCGGACAAGATGAAGTTGCCAGCCGGAATTACCTGCGGTGACTGCCGACATATCTACCGCTGCAAGATGATATTCGGCCACGTTGAATCCGATACCAGTTGCGACTGGTCGCCCTCGCGCTTCTCGCCGGCAGCGCCAGCAGCGGAAGCCAAGACGGACTGATCCATCACCCAAGCCCGTCGCAGCGGGCTTCAATGATTGTTCAACCCTACAGAAAGGAAGCGCAAATGCACACCAAAGAGCCCTGGTCCATCAACCACTGGGCGCAACCCGACAGCAGCATCGGCATCGGCGCAGCCGGCACACCGCTGATTGCCCGCATCATCCTCCGGGATGTGTCGATTAACGAGCAAAAGGCCAACGCCGACCGTATCGTCGCCTGCGTAAACGCCCTCAAGGAAGTCCCGGCAGAATGGCTTGTAGCCAACAAGTCAATCGTCGTTCTCGGCGCACCGATAGCCGACAGGTTCCGCGAGATTGAGAAGCAGCGCGACGAATTGCTTGCGGCACTTGAGGGTGTGGTTGCGACGATGAAGCCTACCTACATGAGTGACTTTGATCGCGTGCGCTATAACGCGGCACGCGGCGCCATCGCCAAAGCAAAGGAAGCACAATGAAACACACTCCAGAGCCGTGGAAGGTCGCTGAATTTGGGCCGTGCCGTCTTGATACCGCTCATTTTATTCGGCCAGTTATTGGCGGGAAAACAGAGATCGGGGCTACGGTAATTGCTACCTCAAAAGTGGACGCCCGGCGTATCGTGGCCTGCGTCAATGCCTGCCAGCACATCAGCACAGAAAGCCTTGAGTCTGGGCTCCAGCAGAATCTGGTTATGGAAGCGCACATTGTAAAAGAGCAGCGCGATGATCTGCTCAGAAAGCTTGAGTCGCTCTGCCCGACCTACGAAACGGTTCCTATCAAGGATTTCGGGCAGAATAAGTCCATGTGGCAACTTGTCTCACCGGAAGCAAACCCCTACCTGCGCGGCCTCGATCTGGTCAAAAAGAACCACGGCACCAGCGGGCAAGGAGCCCTGGCAAAGTGCATCCTATCGCTTTACAACAGCGAGTTCTATTGGTTCCCGATCGGAGACATACTTGCGCCGCTGGACACGCACTACACCGAAATAGTGCTGGCGATGGTCAACGAATACGCGCTCCACGGCGAGACCGCTGAACTGCGTCAGGCCGGCGAATACTGCTACAAGAACTTTCCTGGCCTTGTCGAAATGGCTGAAGCCATGAGTAACGCTCGGTGCGAGGTTCGCCGTCGATGGGAACAGGAGCGCGAAGAAGAGAACAGGCGCCTGCATCCGGAAGAATATCAATAAAGGAGAGCCAGCATGCGCAAACTCATAAAAACGGACGGCACCGAGATACTGCTCGAAGGGCTTCACTCTACGGCCGAGATCGCAAAACTGATCGGGGCCGATCAGGGAATGGATACCGTGCGCCTCGACGCCGGAATGGTGATGTTCCTTGATGATATTGGACACGCCAAGGGCTTAGCGATCAATCCAAAGGCCACGGCGCTTTACCTTGCTCGCTGCCGGCCAGGAACCACTCATACGATCCGCGGCGATGTTGCGATTGTTCCCGATCGTGACTTCGGGCCTTCTGGACGGTCAAAAGGAGGTCTTTGGTAATGCTCACCTTCCACGACGGCGACGAAGCGGCCTATCTTGCGGCGATCGATCGCTACAGCCGCGCGCAACAGGCACGCTTGACGCAACACCCCGACTGCCGGGACCCCGATCACCCGGGTTGTGCAAAATGTAATGAGGAAAAAGACGATGAAATCGAAAACACAGAAAGCGCTTGACCTCTTGCTGTCGGACAAGACGCTTACCCCGAATGCGGCCGCCAAGGCGACGGGCATCTCGTCGGCCGCCGTCTACAAGGCGGTCAAGGCCCGCCAGGGAAAGACTATTTGCCCTTGCTGCGGGCAAGTTGTGCGGGAAGGGTTTGCGGTGAAGGTGAAATAGAAAATCCAACACTCTGACTTGCACTCAACGCCCGGACCGCAAATTTCGGGCGTTTTTCATTGAGCAGCAAACCTGAACTTGCGCACCCACTCAAACTTCACGTCGCTTGGGTGCATCCATTGATACTCAAGTTTTCTCGGTCGTTCTCCGAGCGGTGAGCGCAGCAACACCCACCCATCACGCGGGTCAAACTGCACCCGGCCAATGCGCATAACCTCGCGGAACGAGATTTTTCGTGGGCTCTCGATGATCTTGGCAATCAGCATTTGCGCTTCTTCTTCGTTGCAGCCACGGTCGCTTTCCTTTATTGTTGTTCGGGGAGGATAAGGCCACGCATTACCAGTTTGCTGACCACGTAACAAGCATCACGTTTGGTTTGCAACCCATGTTCGTAACTTGCGCCGCCACGGAAAAAACTTCCAGGCAAAGCGAACACCTTTGCACCACGACAAATCGCTTGCTGAGCACGGTTTGTATCGATTGCCTTCCAGTCGGTGTAGTGCTTTTCATCCATCTGCTTCATCAGCATCTTCCAGGCGCCGCACCCGTCGCACTTTATAAACAAGCGATCGTCAGCCATGACTATCCTAGGTTCTTTCAGTGAACTCGTAACTCAAGACCAAAACCTTATTGGGTCCAGCATCCCTTTGAACCAGGCCTTCTTTAATAAAGAACCTCATTTCGTACATAGTTTCGATATGCAGATGGTCCTCGCTAAACGAAGCGATCGTTTCATTCTCTGCATCGCTTTCCGGGGATATGGTCAGACAAAAGCCGAATTTCTTAGCTATAAACAACGTTTTCATGTAGTCCCTTGTTTATCAAATTTATCCGCCAACGCCATCAACTCCCGGTAGTCCTTGCTGTGCCCCAGCATCTCCGGGCCTGACCCGAACAGCCCGTAATCCGCATTTGGCTTGATCCCGTATTGCGCGATCGAGAACTTTCCGCGCGTCATTGCCCACTCGTCGACAGATCGCCAGGGTTCACGCTTTGGTGCCGGGGTCTCGGGAGCGGCCGCTGCCATACGTGCAACCATGTCGAACATGTCGGCCATGACGTCACTCGTCGACCTTGCTCACGGCCATGCGGATGCGGTGGATTATCTCCATAAGCCGCCTTACTTCATGGTCTTCTGATATCTTCGAGCGCGCTCTCTGCAACTGCTGTACGATTGCCCAGGTATTGGCATCTGGGCATAATCCTAACGCCGTAGACAGCATCGCCCGGCCGGCATCTATCTGCGCCTGATCAGACTTCTGGCGCTCCCGTTCCACGAGGTATCTCTTTCGCTCAGCCTCAAGCACTGCGTCGTGGCGAGCCTTATCCGCCTGCAGCTCGTATTGCAGGAGTTCCTCGGACCGCGCTAAATTCCATACCAACTCACCGACACGATCCCCAAACTTTTTCATCAGCGCTTGTCGTGCGCGAAAGTGGTTGAATTCTCTTTCCTTTGCCCCTCCGCGCTTCCTATCTATCCCGTCGATTAGCAACTTCAACCAGGCTTGATGCGGAAGACTGGCCAGATGCTTCAGCGTCGGAGCTTTCATCGTTCGCCAGCCGTCCTCGTTCCGCGCCATCAATCCACAACCTGTTGGAACATCAGCCTTAGAAATCAATCCAGACGGTACAGCAAATATCACGCCGCTAGCGAACTCCAAATAGCTCTGCCATTTCCCGGTCGTGACGTCGCGGCGGAAATCAGAGACGCTAATCTTGATCTCGTAGGCCAGCGGGCGAAACTTCGTGTAGCTCTTGGGAATGGTATAGACGTCCGGACGCGGCGATCCCGAGGGGCCAATCTGCATATCCTCCCAAATGATGCGATCACGGGTCGAAGCCAAGTGTTCAGCCAGGTCCGACTGCAGACCATCATGCGTCCATTGGTTAGTCTTGTTCATTTGGTACGCTCGGCTAGCATGGCGTCGGCGTAGACGAACTTCCACCGAATAAAACGCTCCATCGCGGTTTCCTTGATATCCCTTGGGCCTACCATTCCATTGCCAATATCAACAACGCGAAGGGTTGATTGCGACGGAAAGAAATCAGGAACATCAGGCGCATGGGCCGCGAAGTAGTCTCGTGCCGTCAGGCCACCAAGATCATACTGAAGAGGGCTTACCATCCGCCCACAAGCGTCGCGCGATAAAGGGGTCGGGAACGCCGGACCCCCTTTTTTCTCCAGGACCTCTGTTCTGCTCATTCCATCGACTCATCAAGGACAATTTTTGCTTCCTGCAGCAGCATCAGGTGAGCTTCGGCATAGCTGACATTGGCCGATCGCATGCGTAGGTGGTTGTTTTCATCAAGGAACAGGATGACTATCTTGGTCGAGTCATCCACCGAAGCCATGGCGTCGCCAAGGGCGGCCGGCGCACTCCATTGCTGTCCGGGTAGGCAATCTATCGTTGCTAGCTTAGAGACCATTGCAGTCCTTTCTTTTTTGGTTGTTACGCCGGACCAGCGCCGCCGCCTTGGCCGCCTTGCGCTCACGTTTCTCCTGTGCGGAGACCAGCATTGCCTGGTCATCGCGCATTGCAATCGCGCGGTTAACGACGCGCTCAGTTTCGATCACCGCACGCGGCCCGGCGACAACGTTACCGAGCGTGGAAAGCGTGATGTTCCGGGGTTGTTTGCGGGGGATGTGTCTTGGTTTCATGGTCATCCGGTCTACAGGTCAAGTGATTTCTGGGCTGTTTCTTCCATCTTTTGATTGACGGCATGCTTGATACGAGCCTCGGCAATGTCGATATAGCCAAGTGGATTTCCTTCTCCGTCGTCATCCTTGTCGACCCCGATAAACCTGAATCCTTCGAGGATGGCCGCTTTTCCTGTTGATCCGCTACCCATGAATGGATCAAGAACGACGCCTCCAGGTGGCGTAATCAGACGCACGAGATGCCGCATCAACGCAGTTGGCTTAACGGTCGGGTGGTTATTCCCTTTTGTTTCTGTGTTTTCTACCTGTCTCAGCGTTGCGCCATGCTTAAACTGCGGGCCTGGTCCATCAAGACCTTCGTTACGGTCGGAACGCGACGCCTTTGCGCAGTAGAAGAAGCGGGCTGCGCTTCCGGTATCTCGGAAGTCATGAGACACTCTCTCTGGATTCCAGTTATACGAGGTTGGATCGCATTTTCTTCCGTGTTTTGGGTTGTTTGGATTTCCACTTGCGCGCGCACTGTTGGCTTCTGGAAACAACGCGACAACCTCATCGCTTCCGTCGTGAATTAAGTTTGCCGGCCAGCGCCCGAGCTTGGTCGCTTTTTCTACATTTGCTGTGACCTTTGCGCTATGAGTCGCAACGTGCTCAGCATCATCCATCCACGGCCTCGCCCATCCCTCCGGCTTGCTTACTTTGCCACTTTCATCGCCTCCACCAAGCCTTTCTCCTGTTGGCTCGACGCGGCACCCATCAATATTCACAGCGCCTACCCCATGCTCCAAGACGTTGGCTGCGACAGTGTTCTCGGAGATCGGCTTTCTGGCCAAGCAGATCGGTTCATGAGCGGGTTTAAGGGCAGTTCCCCAACCTTCCCACTGCTTGGCTTCGTTGGTCGAAGGGGTTGAAAGTTCTTTTTTACTAAAATCTCGAATATCAGATCGTCCTTCTGCCGCCCTCCATTTATTGTTCATGGCCGATGATGCCCTGTCTCGCCCGTCGAATTTTACACGAGAATCAATAACCCCAAGAACTTCGCGGTCAGCTCCCGCCGATTTATCAATCGCCTTCGACACATCTAGGCTTTTCGGGAATCCTGAGCCGTAAACCCATTCAACAATTGCAGGGCGCCCGAACGCGTCAAGAAACTTCTCCCGTTGCACGTGCGTTAGGCTATCTAGGAAATCGGATATATCCTCATCGCCTGTATAGAACCTGGCAATATTGTCTCGAATCTCAAACCCAGAATCCTCGATCGCGCATGCCATGCGGTGATAGGTTCGAGATCCTGAGAAAGCCAACAAGTGCCCCCCTGGCTTTAACACCCGCAGGCACTCCGACCACAACTCAACGCTGAACGCAATGTCGCCGCCGTCCCAGGACATCCCCATGAACCCTGTCGATATCAAAGACCGTCCCGCTGGCGAGTTGAGATTTATAGAGGCAGACCCTGTTCCGCCTTTCTTTCCCGTTGTCAGGTGATACGGGGGATCTGTCACAATCGAATCGATGCTGTTGTCCGGAATAGTCTTTACAAACTCAAGGCAATCCCCGCGATGCAACTGATAGGAAAGTTTGCTCACCGCAACACCCCCTTCAACGCCGAATTCACATTCGCCTGATCCTGCTCCATCAACGAGAGAATGGCGCGCATCTGGCGCGACGACTCCCTTGGTAACGGGCGCTCACCGGTCCCATGGCACGCCTTGCAGGTGGTTTTACCCAGCCGGCGCGTGCCGGGGATTTCCTCGAAGCGCTGCCCGCGGCATTCCGGGCACACCGGTACCAGAAAATGCTTGAGCGCGGCTCTGGCCAGCGCCAGGATCTGCCGATCCTCGAAGTGCCATTTCTCGGCATGGCTGATGCGCTGCGCCAGTTCCGTTGCCCGGTCCAGCGCCAGCGCCCAGTCACCGGGCGTCAGCGAAAACCGCAGATTGACCAGCGCCGCCGCGCCGAGATTGGTGCGCAGCGCCGCAAAGCCAGCCGCAATCAGCACGTCCACGTCACAACGGCATTTCTTGACCGTCAGGTCGTCCGTCCACCGGGCGACGGCCAGGCGCTCGACGGCAGAGGGCGGTACGTAATCAGCGTCCATTGAAAAGCTCCGGTAAGTTGCTATGCAGGTATTCGTCGACGTCGCTCGGATCGTCAGGGGCATCGTCGATCGGCTTGGATTCCTGCCGTATTAAACGCCTGACTGGCTTGGATTGCGTGCTTAGCTTGGCTAGCACGGGCGGAAGCGAGACCGGCTTGATGCCGACCAAGGATTCCATCGTCGTCCAGCGCCTACCGCACTTCAGGCATTGCCGCCGCCGACGCTGGCCACGACGCTCCAGCACCATGGATTGTCCATTGCAGGATGGGCAGCGCATCAGTGTGCCCACCCTTCGATGTCCAGCAGATGCGGCTGCAGGTGATCGACGAGCAGCGAACACGCGCCGAATACGGAACTGGTTGCAAAGGTCGCGGCTCTCGGTGCGCCGGCCGCCGCCCAGCGATTCACCCAGCAGTGCACCGGCTCGGGAAGATCGTTTGCCTCACGGGTTGTGAAATAGACGAACAACCCACATCCGTGCGCGAACAGGATCAGGTCAGGGCCATCGCCACCCGGACCATACAGCAGACCCGCAGATAGTTCGGGAAGGGCGATCTGAGTGCGTGCCCATTCCATCACGCACTGCGCAAAGTGACTGCGCACCCACTCGTTTGGCAGCGTTCCCATGAGGCTTTCTTCGGGACGGACGGATAAGTCCCTGCTTTCCGTAGCCGTTTTCATCGCTGTGTCCTTCCCGCCACCGGCCTACCCTCCAGATAATCCTTGATCACCCTCGCCGCTGCCATCCAGCCATAGCACACATAGCAGGCATAGCCGGCGTTTTCCAGATCATTGATCCACTCGATTTGCGCTTCGCTCGGCTTGTTGCGCCCGACCTTCATTTCCAGATACAGACCATGGAACCCGGCCCGCGCGGTCGGCAAGTTCAAATCAGGAACTCCAGCGCTTAATCCAATGGTGGATTGTTTGGAAAAAGCTTGTTGTTGGATATTTCCAGAAAAAGACATGCGGCGCATCATCCGCAACTCTGGTATTTCAACATCTAGCACTTGAACCCAAGACAGAAGTTTTGACAATTCAAACTCCTTGCTACGAACTCCTGACCTGTATCGATACTCGACTGGAAGCAGCGACCCCTTACGTAGATTGCACTGAGCGCACAGCAACTGAATATTCCCAATAAAGTTACTTCCTCCGCGTGCTATCGGTATGATGTGGTCACGGTGCATTCCGTCACGATCAAGAGATGCGTCGCACATAGCACAACCCCCGCGCTGCCGAACCCACAGCCTGACAATATCCTTGTCCATGTACATGCCGCGCAGCAGGCGCTTTTCTCCTGATCTTCCGTGCCTATGGTTTGGATTATCGACTCCCGTAAACCGATATTTGTAGGCGACGGCCATACATGAACGTGAGCAATATTTACCTTCAAATCCTGCGTGACTGGGCTTAATACTTATTTCTTTTCGACACACCTCGCAATTTCTAATTACCCGCTTATTTCTAGCGCTATCAGAAATATTCTGGCCAGTTGCTTTAAGAGTACATTTCTTTGAACAAAACTTTCCGTGTCCGCGCCGAACAGTATTTTGCTTGGTTTCAAACCTAACTCCACACCATTCGCAAGTGCGGTCCGCCATACCACCCTTCCAATTGTGGTTATTCTCTCCGGATGATGGCACGCACGATACCGAGCAATACTTTCTTCCTGCTCTTATCTGTGATGGAGGAACTCGGAATGGCTTGCTGCAAGTTTTGCAAACACAATTCGGTTCTTTTGGTTTTCTTTCCATGATTTATTCCCGACTTAAAACAACTCAACATCCCATCCGCCGCCATCTTTCTTTGCTTTGGCTTTAACAGCAATAAATTCGATTGGGTAGATATCTGCAGCTACCTTTATCTTCACTTTTGCATCATCTTGCCAAAACCCTTTTACTTCGTGCATCTGCAAAACACCGCTCACTAACATCACTGCAAAATCAGGTGAATAGAAAGTGTTGTCTGCCAAGCGTAGTTTTATTCCCTCGAACTTGAACCAGGCGACGTGTCCAGATTGCTTTAACAACTCAAGATGATTCGCATAAGCCATTTCTGTCTTGTTCATCTGGCCTTGTTTAAGCCGGCCTAGAGCATACATGGCGCGCGTCATGCCCGCACTCCCTGGCGCTTCAGGATGCGCTCAACACCCTTGACCGTCTCGGCCAGCAGCAGAATTTCGCGCCCAAATTGGCGCTCGAAGCGGTCTCGGTCTTTGTGGATCGAGTAGTCGCCAACGTGGTGCTCCGGGCAAAGCGCTATCGTCAGGTGGTCTGACTCTCGCTTGCCGAGGTTTCCGTCGCGCATGTGATGCACCACTGATGGCGACTCCACCCCCATCTGCGCACAGACGACACAAGGGACTTGGGCGATCAAGCCCATCCACAAGCTGCTCATTCGTTGAACCCCTCAAGAATCTGGTTGATCATTTCGTGCGACCCGTCGCCCAAGTGCCGCCACAAATACGGCGCAGCATGCGCGTGATAGGCATCACACGCGGTCGGAGGTTGGTCGATTCTCATTTTCTCCCCCAATCGGCAAGCCATTCCGAATCCTGTAAACAGCCGCGCGGTGAGTTATCCCAAAGCGCCGAGACAACTCGGCGGCAGTCATCGAAACACCGTCAACCTCAATTGTTACGTTGTTTCGCTTGTTGTTGTTTTGTTGGAAATTGTCTGCCCATCGAACATTTCCTGGTTCATATCCATTGCTTGAGTCGATCCTGTCGATTGAATGAGACGGACCTGGACGATGGCCTATGTGAGCAAAAAACATATCAAATGAATCAATCCACACTTGGCAAACCGTTATCCCTCGCCCTCCGTAAAGATGGTATTTGCTGTGAGTTTTCCGAAGGCATCTGTCTTTCATTGCCTTCCAGCAATTCCACTCTGGCGTATTCCACATGCCATGCTTGGCCATTGATCTTGCTCGGTCGGAAGCAATCTCGTTGCGAACACAGCCGCAGCTTTTGGTATGGCCAGTTTTCAGATGCGTCGATGAAACAGTGGCGAAGTTCCCGCAATCGCACACACAAGACCAGCGAACATACTTCCCTCCTTTCTCAGTTCTTGAAATCACAGAAAGCCTGCCAAAACGCTGTCCAGAAAAGTCTTCCAACTTCATAGATACCCCATCATCTTCTCGACAACACGATCAAACTCTTCGCGGCCGGAGTAGCCCGTCAGAACATGCTCAATAATCACCGTTGCAACAGCGGAATAGACCTGCTCAAACTCCGCGTCATCCATGCTTGAAAAACTAATGCTGTGCGCCTCAAGCTTCATGTTTCCCCGCAGATCGAACGTCTGGTCATAGAACCCGGCCATAATCAAAACGTCTTTGCGGAATCGCTCGAAGTTCTTGACTACCTCTTTTCCCTTGTAGGTTTTCCGCGTCCGCTTTGGCTCCCATGAATCGAAAGCGAAGTTCAGCATTGAGAAAAACTTTCGGTGAAACTTTGCATTTCTGGGAATTACAAACTCAACAACCGCAAACTCCCCCGGCGCCAGCGCCAACAAGCGCGCCCATAATTTTCGCCAGCCGATCTTGTCGTCCTTGTTCCAGCCATCGAACAAGCCGAACAGGAATCCGCGCACCGCCACGAGGATGGGCTCCCCGGGCATTGGGTCGGCACTGCGAACAAGGGTTATGCGGCTCATGACTTTTCATCCTTCCGCGCATCAACCATCGCAATCCTGCGGCCTATCCAAGACATGCAATCCAAGCACATATCAAGCAATTCATCGTCTGACATGTCGCGCTTCGCATAATTTATTTCAGCGCAAACCCATCGAAGATTTTCAATTTCGTCCTTCCCACCTTTAGCGCGCGGAATTTTGTGATCAACTTGCGCCGTTCTATCAAGCCTCCGTCCAGTTAGAGCGCAGCGTCCGCGCTGTATCTTCCAAAGTTTGGATAATTCTGCTGCATGTACCGTAGCGCCTAGGCACTTCTTAGCGCGCGACCAGAAGAACCGCCTTGATTGGTACTCGCGCATCTTCGCTAGTTGATGTTCGCGGTTTGCGTGATGGTATTCACGACTATAAGCGCGCGCAGCCTCCGGGTCTGCGGCCCGTATCTTTGCCATTGACTGGCGCTTACGCTCCCTATATTTCTCTGGGTCGCGCCGTGAAAATTCCCTCTGATATGCGCGCTCACACTCGCGGCACTTGCCGATTCGATAGCCTTTTTTGTGGATACGGTAGTCAGAGCACGGTTTTTCTATACCGCAGCTTTTGCAGATGAACATGCATCCTCCACTTGTTGGATTCTTTGACCTATCCACCGAACCACAGGGACCGCAAAACTATTCCCCAAAGCCTTGTATCTCGGCCCATCGGCAGCAGGCTTTCCGCGAACGAGGATGTTTGTGTAGTCGCGCTCAAGAACGAGGTCGAAGCAGAAACTCTCGGCTGATGTTTCGTTTGGAATGAACAAACTTATGGCACGGATAACAGAGCAGAGCGAGGTTGCTTTCGGTGAGTCGCAAGTCGGCGTTACGCGCCCAAGATGCGACGTGATGAACCTCTCCCTTATCACATCGATATCCGCAGCGCTGGCACTTGCCTCGCTCCCTTCTCCATACTTCTCTGCACTTGCTTTTCCACTCTCGTCCAGAAAAGAAAGACTGATGCTTTGCTGTAATTCCGCCTTTCCATGAGTGGTTTTTTTCACCAGACTTTCCCAATGCAGAGCAATTGACGCTGCAAAATCTTCTTCCTTGATAAGACTTCGGGACCAATTGCGTTTTTCCGCACTGCTCGCACTTGATTTCAACGCGCCGTCTGATCTGAGTAACACCAGAGGATTTGCCTCGAAGCATTGATGCGCATACAGGGCTACATGTAACCCTTTTCCGGCTTGGCGCGTAATAGAATTCTTTGCCGCAGTATTGGCAAATTTCAGATAATCGCTTTCGGCGGCATTCCAAGCACTGCTTTGCAACCTGTGACTTTGTATTTCCACAGTCGCATTTTTCTTTTGATGGTCGAAACATCCTTCGATCCTCACAATATCCAGAACCGGATTAAAGCCCTGCAATCTTTCACACTCTTTTGGCGTCAGCCGGCGCACCTTCATTCCTCCCTTTACGTAGGTTTGCTGCTTCGCCCCCGGTTCAGCGGCCAGAGATCCAGCCACGTCCATCAACCGCACTTCGTCTCGCTGGTTTTGCGCGAAGGCGACAGCGTGCTGGTCAGTCTTGGTAAGGGTAAAACTCACGCCATCGTCAGACCATCCTGGACCGGCCGGTCCAGATAGCTCAGATCGACCGATCATCGAGCCTTGAATGGCAATCAAAGGAGTTCCGCGGCCGGTCCCGTCTTCGCTGGCGTCGAAACCTTCGCCACGAAGCGAATGGCAGATAAAGCGTCCGGTGTATGCATCTTGTCCGCTGTATGATCCGGGGTGGCTATCTGCGCAGATACTGCCAACAATGCATCCATCAGCGCTTCCGGAAGCTCCTTTCCCCTTTTCTCGGCTCGGCGCAGGATTCCCCGACAGGCTGTGGCGCTCAAAAAGTACCGCTGCGGCACGTCGCCAGTCTCCAAGATGTCCGACAACGAACACACGGCGGCGTCGCTGTGCCAGGCCGGCGTATTGAGCGTCAAGAACCCGGTAGGCGAACCCATACCCGAGGTTCACCAGCATCCCGAGGAAGGTTCCAAAATCTCGCCCTCTGTTACTCGACAGGACGCCGGGGACGTTCTCCCATACCAGCCATCGGGGCCGATACTTTGCAGCAATGGCACCGTAGGTAAGCATGAGGTTGCCACGCGGGTCATCCAGTCCTTTTCGCATTCCGGCGATGCTAAATGACTGACATGGAGTTCCTCCAACGAGAACATCGATAGTTGCATCAGGCCACTCCTTGAACTTTGTCATGTCGCCCAGATTCGGCACGTCTGGGTAGTGGTGATCGAGAACCAGACTGGGGAAGGGTTCGATCTCCGAAAAGGCGAACGGCTTCCACCCAAGCGGACGCCATGCGCACGTCGCGGCTTCGATTCCAGAGCAGACGCTGAGGTAGTTCATCGCTTCCCCGCCTTCAGCACATCCGCCATCTTGGCCAGCCGCGCACGGATCGCCGGGTCCTTGGGAAACTCAACGACCTTTCCCGTCAGCAATCCAGCGATCGCCGCGCCGCACCGCGCATCCTCGTCGATCACTGGCGACGGCAGGTAGACCGCCGCCTGCTCCCGGCTCAACAGCCCTTGCTCTACCGCCTTGCGCACCGGTTCAGCACGGCCCGACTTGTCATCCCCTAGCGAAACAAACCACTTGGGCGGCTGAAAGCGGTTATCGCGGGCGTGCTTGATGATCCGCGAATAGGTTTCGATGAACGTGCGCCGCGCGCCGATCTTGTCGCCGCCGTCCATGACCGGCTTCGCGGTGGCCATGGCCTCCTGTATCTCGCCGTTGGTCACCACCGTTACCGCTTCGTCAAAGGCAGCCGTCACGATACCCCATGCTTCGTCAGGCCCTGGCCGTCCGTCGTCGGTATGGATGAACTGCTCGACATCGGACTGACGCATCGGATACTTCAGTTCGCGCCGGCAGCGATCGAGCGCCGCCAGGATGCGCGACACCGGATAGAAGCGGATCAGGTCGCGCGCCAGCACCGCCATGGCCACCGCGCTCATGGTCGTTTGCGTCAACTCCGCAGCGACGGCAATTGCCGCGATCACCTCGTCCTGCGCAGAGGGCGACTTATGGCTCATTGCTGAGCATCCTTCCCAGAATCAGTTTTGCCTCTTCGGCGGCGTTGAAGTTCGCTTGCGTGCGGTCGGCTTGTGTCGCCTGTGCCTGCGTGCCGGGGTTGTTGGTCACCCATTCGGTGTGCAGCGTCTCGGCATTAGCCAACAACAGGCCAACCGCGTGTTTCTTGGCGACATAGTTGCGCGAGTTGTGGCCGACGTAGAAGGCGGCAATCATCGGCGCCTCTGCTTGCCCGACTCGTTGCACGAACTGCTTGATCTGGCTGCGCACTGTCGCGTTCTTGAGGGGCTCTGCGCCGTGGCGTTTGGTATAGGCTTGGGAGTAGGCCGCCCAGGTTCGCTTGCAGGCGGCTTGCAACTCGGTATCTTCGGGGAGAGTGGCTGGAGGCGGGGGTGGTTCGATCACCGCAGGCAGGTTTTCCAGTCCGGACGGCGAGCCGGCCGGTAGGGGTTTTGTCTCTGGAGTCGAAAGCTCCGGCGTAGGGGTAAACCTCGGAATCAGTGAATCAGGTATCAGTGAATCAGGTATCAGGTATCCGGAATCAGTGGGATAAGAACCGCTCTGGCCATCATGAGCTTTAGATGATCTCATCTTGTGCTCATGTTTTTTACTTGCTTTTTCCCTGTTTCCTTTGCTTGAATTACATGGTTTGCATAACGTTCTCAAGTTCTCATCACTGCTGTCACCGCCTTTAGACACGGGCTTTATGTGGTCTATAGACAGGTTGTCAACAGCCCCGCAAAGAACACATTTATATCCGTCGCGTTCATAAATTCTTCTGCGCTGCGGAACACCGATTGGCGTGTGATTCAGTTTGTTTTCCTCGCCTTCTGGGGGCGGGATGACACTCGGAACTTCCAGATGGTGCGGTGTTTGATGTTTTGAGAATTTGCTGATCTGAATGTACTTAATTCCTTCTATTTCGTACCTCATGATGAGCTCATGATGAGCAAGAAATGAGAGCATCTCGTCAACGTTCAAACCATCACGATAAGGAAGTAGCTCTGCCTTTATCTTCCTTGGGCGATCTTCTAGCCGGCCTTCCCTATCTGCTAGGCACCACAACCCGATAAACAAAAGCCCTATTACGGGGTCTGCCTCTCCAAGAATTTCGTTCATGAAAAAGCTTGGCTTGATATTTCTAGCGCGAGCCATTTCCCGCCTCCATTATCTTGCTCCAGCAAATTCCGCAGAAATAACGAAACCGCCTTTCTACATTGCCAAATACCTTTCTGTTGGCGCTCTCTGCGGCTTCGATAACTTCTTGAGCAGGAAGCTTTTCAAGGAATTTTTTTATGCTTTGCAAATCATCCTTGCTGAACTCGTCAAACCAATCTTCTCCCTCAATAGCCGCAGCAACAACCCATGCTTCATTGGTTAGGCGGGTCGCTCTTTCTGTTAGAACCGCGTTGTATCCCTTGATCTGTGACTCGCGCTCTTTAACTTCTTCTGCGCGATCCTTCAGGGTTTGCGGTATGTCCGACAAAAGGCCGGCCGACTTTCCTCTATTACAGCTAAAACAAGCTGTAATCAGGTTGTCGATGGAGTTTTTCCCCCCGAGTGACACAGGGTTTATATGGTCGACTTCAAGAACGACACTGGGTGGAGTTGCTCCGCAATATTGGCAAGTGAAAGAATCTCGCTTGAATACGTCGAAGCGTTTTTTCTTTGACACCGGAGTGCGATCCATGTCAAATTTCCGCAGATTCAGACACTGGCCAATCCTTCGGTGCCCGCAAAATATCTTCCATCGAGATGATTTTCTTGCCGAAAAAATCAACCAGTTTCAGGGCTATATCAATCGAGCGGATTTCAAAACGCTCCAACTTCGACAGATTTCCCGCGTCGTAACCGACGATCTCGGCGACCTGCACCAGCGTCAGGCCACGCGCCTCGCGCGCCATGCGTAGCTTGCTGCGCGGCTGCATCGCTCTTTTTCCTTTACCCATTGAGTAACCACTCCTATAGTATCAACGTGCACTGAATACACATTGTAAGTCAAACATGCAAGTTTTTGTTAATTTGCATTGAAAACAAAAAAGTAAGATGATTCGCCCATCAATGCCATGGAGGTAAAAACGATGGAAAATTTAGGGCGCAACTTGCGCGAGATCCGCGAATCCAAAGGGATGACCTTGCAACAGGTCGCTTTGGCCTCCGGCTACGACGCGGGTAATCTTTCCAAACTGGAACGCGGGAGAATTCGCTGGAGCGAGCCCGCTTTGAAGGCGATTGCCCTGGCGCTCGACGTGCCGGAGCACGATTTATTTCTGTCGGCAGACGAGAGATTGGTCCTGCAACTGTGGTCGACCCTGGGAATCGCAGAACGAAATGTTTTTCTGCGCATGGCCGGAAAGCCGGAAATCAAGGAAACAGCTGCTGTGATCGAAGCGCCCGCCGAGGTTACGCGCATCAAGCGCTATCCACCAACCCCGCAACTCGCTACCGTTCATCGCCTGCGCCTGGCTTATCAGCCGATCGCCATTGGAGAGAAATGATGACCTCGAAGAACCGCCTAAACTCCGACATCCAGGAAACGATCAATCTCCTGCAGGCCCTGCTGCAAGACGCAGAGGCTGGCGCTATCGATGGTATAGCCTGTGTATGTTTAACGCGGGACCATCAAGGCCATCTGCGTGATATTGCCGGTTCGGCGGGACGATACGCAGCTCACACGCTGGGAGGACTGAGGCTGTTGAGTGATGATCTGTCGGCGGCGTGCCGGCAGGATCCTCGCGCCCAAACGACGACACCAGAGCCCAGCAACTGACATTATTTCGACACGGTTCCATTACCCCCCCTGACCATTTTTATATATCGACACTGAAGAACTTTTTCAGCTAATTAGTGTCGCGGTCGAACTAACTATACCGGCTTGCCGGGTTGTGCGTGTGACTTATTTCACTGCGCCTTTAGTCATACATCAGATCAAAACCTTCCGTTGCCAGAACAACGGATGTGCAGCGTAGCTCCATTTGTTCGCTGAAACAAAAACCCCTCCCCTCTGCCTGGCCATCGCCTTGCTGTTTCTTGCCGGCAAGTTTGCCATACACATTCGCGCAAAGCAGGACGTAAATATTACCTATTTCTGGCGGCATAATCCATAAATTTATTTTGATTATGTACTTGACGCACTCCACAATGCTGCGTAGGATACTAATCAAACGGGCGGCGATACTCTCCCGTCAGGATGAAAAGGGTAATGCTCCCAACCTTGTTCAAGCGTGGAGCGCTTTCAAAGGGGAAAAGAAATGCTCACCTTCGACCAACTTGGAAGTTCGATCAAGGCGTATGCGAGAGCGATGGAAGTTGCTGAAAAGCATCGCCAGGAAGAAAAACGTTTGAATAAAGAAAGGGCCAGGAAAGAATCCACTCTGGACGCTTATGAACAAGTCGACCGGTCGTCGGTGTGCATGGAGTTTCCTTCGTGATCGTGGAGTTGATGGGACTGCGTATCTCCGATCCACACCCCATTCCACCGGGCGCTGGCCGAGTCCATTTGATCAAGGATGGGCACGACGAGACGGACGAAGGGATAGAGCATCACTGCGCGTGCTGTGGCCACGATTTTCAGGCTTCTGGAATGCACCGTTGCCGCGATGGCCACATTGGATCTCGGTGCATTCATTGTGCCGAGCTTCAGACGATCCGCCAGAAACAGTTGAGCGCTCTCAAGAAGAAGAAAGGGAAGAAATGAAACTTGCTGAATCCACCGCAGCAACCGCGAATCAAAGCCGCATCAGCCTGGCCCGTAAAGCGGTCAAGGCTTTCCCGAGAACCGAGTTTTCCAACCGGGAAGATGTCAAGCGCCATCGCATCAAGTGGATGGCGTCTGTTGAACACCTTGGCCCGCACTGGCTGGGCCTGCCGATTGTTTTACCAAGGAGTACATCATGAGTGCTGTTATCCAATTCCCGCAGAGCGCCATCGTTCCGCAAGGGTTGATTGTCGATCTGGACATTAACGCATATCACCAAGGCCCGGGCGTGTCCAAGTCCGGCTTGTCCGAAATCGCCCGATCACCAGCGCACTACTACGCCAAGTACCTCGCTCCGAACCGGCCAGCGCCCAAGGAGCGAGCCGGACAACTCGAAGGTTCTCTCGCCCATTGCGCCGTTCTGGAGCCAGATCAGTTCAATAAGAGATACGTCGTCACTCCTGATGACGCTCCGCGCCGTCCGTCATCAGCGCAACGCGAAGCAAAGAAGCCGAGCGCAGAAACTTTGATTTCAATCGAATACTGGGATAAATTCGCAAGGGAGAACGGAAACAAGCGGGTGATCACTGCAGATCAGTACGAAACCGCCATGCGTCAAGCCGACTCCATGCGCGCCCTGCCCGACATCCGGGCGCTGCTCGACAAAGGGCGGCCAGAAGTCTCGGCGTTCTGGAACGACCCGGTGACCGGCGAACTGTGCCGCTGCCGGCCTGACTGGGAAAACCCGACGACGGAAACCGGCGTGATTATTCTCGACGTCAAGACATACTCCGACGCCAGCCCAGAAGAATTTGCGCGCCAGATCGGTCGCAAGGGGTATCACATTCAGTCCTCGTTCTACAGCGACGGCTACGAGATTGCCTCGGAGAAGACGGTGCACGGATTTGTATTTGTCGCCGTCGAAACCGCATACCCATATGCCGCCTGCGCCAGCATGCTCGACCCGACGGGGATCACCATTGGCCGCGACCAATACCGAGATCTGCTCGACGTATACGCCCGCTGCCGGCGCACCAACCTGTGGCCGGGGTACAGCGACGGCATTGAAGTTGTCTCTCTCCCCGGCTACCTGACGCGCGGTTACGAGTAACCGGATTACTTTTCCCCCATAGGAGATATCACATGGCAACCGCCTCTATCAATGAACTGCAACAAGTCCGCGCGGAAAACTCCAGCGTGCCGACCATCTTCCACAAGTTGGACAACCCCCGCTTCGCCAAGGCGATCGGCGCTGTTGCCGCCAAGTTTTTCACGCCCGAGCGCTTCCTGCGCCTGGCCATTAACTCGATCAAGAAAACCCCGCTGCTGGCCCAGTGCGACCCGGAGTCCGTGCTCGGCGCCTTCATGGCATCAGCGGCGCTCGGGCTGGAACCCAATACCGTGCAGCAACAAGCCTTCCTTATCCCCTACAAAAAGCGCGTCAATGTCGGCGGAAAGTGGATTGATGCTTACGACTGTCAGTTCCAGGTCGGCTATCGCGGGTTCGTCACCCTGGCGCACCGATCGCCGCACATCGACAGCATCCAGGCGCAAGCCATTCATGAGGGCGATCTGTTCGATCACATGATGGGGTCTGAATCCTTCCTGCGCTATCGCAAGGCGCTGAAGGATCGCGGCGAGTTGATCGGCGCCTTCTGTCATACGCGCCTGTCTTCCGGTATCGAACTGGCGACCGTCCTGCCGCTTGATGAAATCTACAAGATCCGCGCCCGCTCAGAGACCTTCAACGCCCTGACGCGCAATCTGGAAAGCGCGGAAACTGCCAAGGACAAGGCTTCGGCGCAAAAGAAGTACGACGAAACGCCGTGGGTCATGTGGCAGGACGACATGGCTGCCAAGTCAGCGATCAAGAAGCATGCCAAGCAATTGCCGCTGACGGATGGTGATTCGATGAGCGCCGCCGCACAGCTTGACGACCGCAGCGAAGGCGCAACGATCGACCTGCGCGCCATGAACGACGTCGACGTGGTGCGCTCAGTGGTTGATGACGGGGCAGAGCCGCCCGCGCTTGAGCACATGACGCCGGAAATCGTTCAGCAGTCCATTCCAAAGGCTGAAACCATCCACGTCGACCGGCAGGAAAAAAAACCGGCTGCGCAAGCTAGGCAAGCTACCCAAGAAACCCCTGATAGCGCCGCAATGCCGCTCGACGACGGCCCGACGCTGGAGGATGCCCTGGCCTACGTCACGCGCGACGACTACGAAATGGCCCAGGACATCGCCAATCGCCTCGGCGGCGAAGCCATCGACGCCGTTGAACGCGCCATCAAGGTCCGCAGCAAGCCGGCCGCCACGCAATCCGGTGGCCGTTTCCGCAACGTGGAGTAAGCCTCATGAAACTGCACAATCTCACGGCCAACAACTTCCAGATACTGCGGGACATCAACCTGAACCTCGGCTCCCGTCCGATTACCCTGATCGCGGCCGACAACGAGCAGGGCAAGACCTCGCTTGTCGACGCCCTGATCCTGGCTTTCACCGGACGTGCAACGCGCGTCGGCGCAAAAAAGGATTACGGCCAACTGGTCCTTGACGGCGCCAAGAAGGGGCAAGTATCCGTCGAGTGGGAAGACGGCAGGGCGCGCGTCAATCTCCCCTCCGGTTCGCACTTGAGCGAAGGAGCAATGCCTGCCGCGATCGAGTACGTGCTGCAGGCAGGCCGCTTTTCCAGCCTGACGCCCGACGCCCGGCGCACCTTCCTGTTCGGGTTGCTCGACGCCAAGATCGGAGCCGAAGAACTTTCCCGCCGCCTTCTGGAAAAAGGGCATGCGCTGGATAAGGTCGTCGCTTGCGAGTTACCCTCCGGTGCGCCGGCCGCCCATAAAACCGCCAAGGGCAAGGCGTCCGAAGCGCGCGCCGCCTGGAAAGCCATTACCAACGAAGTCTACGGCGAGGTCAAGGCGGAAAGCTGGGCGCCGGCTGAAGTGGCGTTTGACGCGGCGGCTCTGGACACCGCCCGCGAGACCCTGGCCGGCGTCGACCTGACGGTCTCCACCCTGACGCAAGCGCAAGGCGCGTACCGGGTCCATAAGGAACAGGCAGCGGCCCGGGAGCGGCGTATTGCCGGGCTGCGCGAAACCGCCTCGCATCATGCCCGGATGGTCAACAAACTGGCGACCGATGAAGCAGGGCTCTCAGAGGCCGCGCTCAAACTCGAAGAATCGCGCGTTGCAGCCGGCTTGCTGCCGAAGAAATCGGCGCCCGCTGACCTGATGGCCTTCGTTGCGATTGCGCGACAGGTCATGGCCACCGTCAGCACGACACAACTGGTCAGCACCTTGAGCGGTGAGTTCATTCCCTGGGACGGAGCCCTGATCGTCAGCATCCAGAATGCGCTGGACGAGTATCAGAAGCATTACGGCGCCAGCGTCGAGCCCGATGCCGAGACCCGCGAACTCGCATCCAAGGTCGCTGACCGGGAGGCCGCTTATACCCTGATGAAAAACTCTGTCGCCAACGATCAGCGCTATCTGACGGCGGCTGAGCTGGCGGCCAAGGAACTGGCGGAACTGACAACTACCGAAGAAACGCCGGTACCGACCTCGCCCGAAGCGGATCTGGCGATCGCGCGCGCCAGTCAGGAGATGGTGCGCAAGGATGTCGCCCGCCTGGAAATGCTTGAACGCGGTGTTGCCAGTCGTGAAGCGCATATCGAGAAGGCCCGCGGTCATCACGCTGACGTCAAGACGTGGGAAGCATTGGCCGACGATCTGGCCCCGGACGGAATCCCTTGTGAACTATTGCGGGATGCCCTGCGCCCGTTCAACGGTCGGCTGCGCGAAACAGCGATGGCCACCGGCTGGAAGCAAACCTCCATTACCGACGACATGGGAATCTGGATGGACGGCAGAGACTATGCCCTCGGCAGCGAGACCGCCCGCTGGAAAGCCGACGCCGCCATTGCAGAAGCCATCAGTCATTTGTCCGGCACCAAGATACTCATCATCGACCGCATGGACGTACTCAGCCTGTCCAACCGCGGCACCTTCATGGAGTGGATCGATACGCTGGTCGCGGACGGCATGCTCGATACGGTGCTCATCTGCGCCACGCTGAAAGAACTTCCGCAGGGATTCCCGGATACGTGGTCGCTGCACTGGCTGGAAAACGGAGTTCTGTACGACACCGTTCAGCAACAGCAGGCGGCTTAACCATTTCACCAATACCACAAGAGGAATCAATGAATACCCAAATATCTGCCGTTGGAAACAGTAGCGACTCCGTTTATGACGGTTTCTTGGCCCACCTTCAGGAGCGGTTCATTGGAAACATCCTGAACGGCGCCGCCCATCTGTTTGAAACTGATGCGATCGGATTGTGGGACGCCTACCTTGACGCTTTTGGTCCCATGCCGGCCCCTGGTGAAGCAGCGGTTCCGCAGCGCCAGAACCATACATGCCATGCCTGTCGACAGTTTATCGAGCGCTTTGGTGGTCTGGTTGTTATCGACAGCACAGGGGTCACTACACCAGCCCTGTGGCACGAGTACGATGCACCAGAAATCTATCGTCCGGCTATTGCTGCCATGGCCAGGATAGTTCGCACGGCGAAAGTAACGGGCGTATTCCTGTCCTCCGATCGCGTCTGGGGAACGCCAGAAACCGGCGTTTGGCACCACCTTTCCGTCACCCCGCCGTCTTGCATTTTGTATAAGCGCTCGACGCTGACCGCAGGCCAGGCCATGGCCGAGAAGCGCGAGGGCTTCAATACCGTTATGCGCGCCTTGACGGAGTTCACGAAGCCGCACCTTGAACTGGCGCTGACGCTGCTCAAGACCGACTCTCTGTATCGCAGCGAGAAGGTGCTTGGCCAAGCCGAATGGCTGTATAACCTGCACCTTGCGCTCGACGTCGCTCACAAAACCGCGAAGTCGAACGTGGTATGGCGCGCCATTGCTTCGGCGCCCGCTGGATTCTGCCACCCGCGCAGTTCAATGATCGGAACCTTGCTGGAAGATATTGCGGCGGGAATGGATTTTAGCGATGTATCGCGCCGGTTCGCTGACAAGATGCACCCGCTTTCCTACCAGCGTCCGCAAGCGGCCCCCTCGGAAGGAGCCATTGCCGCGGCAGAAAAAATAATTCAGCAACTAGGTGCCGCTGGATCACTGGATCGTCGCTTCGCCCGTCTTGATGAGGTTAAGGCGCTGTGGAAGCCTGCGCCAATAAAGGAGGCTCCGGCCGCCGAAGGTGTGTTCGGCCACCTGAAACCCACGAGCAAGGAATCCGGGTTAAGCATGGCGATACCGGCCCATAAAATGACCTGGGAGAAGTTTCAGCGAACCGTTCTTCCTGCCGCTGAGCGCATCGCATTCCGCGCTCCGGCCGTGGGCAGCTATACCGCGCTCGTAACAGCGGTGAATGCTGATGCCCCGCCGATCCTTCAATGGGACCATGAAGACAAGCGCAATCCAGTGTCGTGGTACTTCTGGAATGGCGGATCGTCGGCTGAGTCCTTTGGGCTGAAGTCTGGAAAGTTTTACCCGGTGGACGCCATTACCCTCAAGCCTTCCTTATGGGAAGGTGGAAACGATCACCAAGGACTCGGCGTGCTATTCGTCCTGTCCGGGGCGCGCGAGTCGAGACAGCCAGGGGCAGCACTTTTCCCTGAAATACTGCGTGCAGAGTTTCACGGCATCCGCTCCGTAATCGAGGCCTATTCCCGCAGAGCCAGCATCGCCGGAATGAATGAACCGCATGCAGCCGGCGTGATGCTGCAAAAAGGCGGCGGCGAATGGTCGGCCATGGTCCGCGTTTGGTCGGCGGGAAACAGCATTGACTACTGTTTGGACCGCTGGGACTGATCTATCGCGCATCAAACCTACGCAATCAACCATTTTTAATCACAGGAGTACCACCATGGCCGCACCGAAAAAACCCGTCAACATGACCGAACTTGTCGTCAAGACCCGCCATAAGCGCAACGAGAATCAGTCCGTGTTCTGGTCGCGCCTCGGCGTCACGCAAAGCGGCGGGTCCCGCTACGAGTCCGGCCGCCGCATCCCAAAGCCCATAGTTCTGCTGTTCGAACTGATCTACGGCAAGAAACCGCTGACGAAGCTGGCCAAGTTGCGCGAGGTTACTCTGGATGACCTGCGGGAATCCGATTAAAGATCAATGGGGCGAATGTGCAGGCTGATGCACGCGGGCTGGCCGTCCGGAATGGGCCAAAAACCAAGCTGACACCAAATCGGAAGCCGGAGATCAGCGCCGGCCGCCCCACCCAAACCATTCAACAGGATACTAATCATGTGGTTCAAGAATCTCAGCATCTACCGGCTTCCCCGTCCGTGGCCGCTATCGGCGGAAGACTTGTCGGCGGATCTGGCCAAACTTCCGCTCACGCTGCCCGGCGCCATCGATGCGCAGAGCACCGGATGGGTTTCTCCGCGCGGCAATGATCAGTTCGTGCACGTTGTCAATCAACAGGTCTTGCTGGCCTTTGGCGCGCACCAGAAGCTATTGCCCAATGAAGTCATCAATCAGTTTGCGGCTGACAAGATCAAGGAGACCGAAGAAAACGAAGGGCGCCGGGTCGGGCGCAAGGAAACCCGGGAAATCCGGGAAAGCGTCACGATCGAGTTGCTGCCGCGCTTTACGCGCCGCCGCACAACCTTTGGCTGGATTGATCCGGTTAACGGCTGGCTGATTATCGACTCGGCCACATCCAGCAAGGCTGATGAGTTCCTCGGTCTGCTGCGCGCTACCAACAACATTCCGCTCAAGTTGCTGCGAGCGAACCGCTCTCCGGCCGCCGCCATGACCGGGTGGGTTGCGGCCGGGGAAGCGCCCAAAGGCTTCACCATCGACCAGGACTTGAGTCTGGAGAGCGCCGAGCACGCCAAGGTGCGCTACGTCAAACACTCCCTAGAAGGTGAAGGCGTTCGTCAGATGATTGCCGAGGGAAAGGTTGCTACCCAACTGGCCATGACCTGGAACGACCGTATCTCTTTTGTCCTGACTGACGATCTGCGTATCAAGCGCCTGGCCTTCCTTGACATTCTCAAGGAACAATCGGATGGACAGGCCGAAAACGAAGAAGAACGTTTCGATCTCGACTTCGCGCTGATGACCGGCGAAGTAGCGCGCCTGCTGGATGACCTAGTTGAAGCGCTGGGCGGCGAGGTTGTTCCGGAGCCGGATCTCGTCAGCCAGGCCATGAGCGATCAATCCGAGGTCAATGCTGCGGCTGACCGCCTTTCTTCCCTGTGCAACGAGGACGGAGTAACGGCAACGATCTCCGGCCATAACGGGGAAGTGCTGGCCACCTTCGGCCATCACGACCACCTGTACGACGAAGCCAAGGCCATCGTGATCACTCATCAGCGGGCTTCGATCAGTCTGGTGCAGCGGCACATGGAGATTGGCTACAACCGCGCGGCGCGCTTGATCGAGGCCATGGAAACGAAAGGCGTTGTCTCGGTTCCGGACAAGGCCGGGAATCGTACTGTGCTGGTGCCGGCATGAACATCGTCGAAAGCACCGTGCTCAAGCTCGAAATAACGGACCTTCCCCGGCTTGATCCGATCCGCGTCTATCTCGAAGACTATGCCCCCGGCAAAGGGCGTATCACCATCAGCTGCTACGACGCGGCCTGGGTCGGCTACTGGGGTGCGATGGGATGTTCGATCACTGAGTTTTTTACGAGATCAGGGGCCGAGTACCTGTCTGGAAACCTGGGCTGCGCTTCAGGGCTCAAGCGCTCCAAGAACCATGACAGCTATCTGGTCAGAATCATCGTCGCGGTACAGGCGGCCCTGCTGGAGAAATTCCCGGAGTTGAAGCGATGAGCACTGAGCACCTGCACCAATCCTGCCAACCCTCTAAAACAAAGGAACGCCCATTATGAAATACCCACCGGTTCCCGAAGCTGAGTTTTTGGCTTCCGTCGAAAAACACCAGATGATGGTCGTCCTCGACACCCCCATGCACCGCCATCTACGCTTTACGCAGCCGAACACCGGCATTTGCGCCTTTGACCTGATCACCTGGCCCGGCCACCTGTGCTACACCGGAGACATGGGAACCTATGTGTTCTCGCGCTTGAACGACATGTTCACCTTCTTCCGCCAGGATCCGGAATGGACGCTGGGCGAAGGTGAGACACTGGTAATAAATCCTTCCTACTGGGCAGAAAAACTGCAGGCGGTCGATAAGACAGACGGATTCGAGGAATTCAGCGCCGACAGATTCCGCGCCGTGATTGCGGAATGGTTGGACGAGTCCGGCGCTACGGATTCCGTTCGCCAAGCAGTGCAAGAACAGGTTCTTTCCAAGATTGACGAAGGAGAGCATGCGGCGTTCTCGGCGGCCGTCGATTTCGAGCATGAAGGGTTTTGCTTTCAAGACTTCTGGGAAGTCGATTGCACAGAGTACACCTATCGTTTCATCTGGTGCTGCTACGCACTGGTCTGGGGTATTGGGTTTTACGACGAAATGAAGGCGGCGACCGCTGCAGCAGCGGCCAAGAATGTTGCAGACCTTCCCGCGCCAGAGGTCGTACAATGACCCGCACCCCTATTAGCAAGAAACTCATCGCCTTTATTGCGGCCCATCCCGGATGCACGGAATCTGAAATTTCCGAGGGTATTGATCGCCCCATTGAGGCCGTTCGTGGTTCGATCAGCAACAACAATAAGCGGCACCCTGGACTGATCGAGACAACACTGATTCATAACGAGACCGGCCCATTGGTGCGCTACCGCATAGCGATTGATATACCGAACCCGGAAACGCTCGTCGGCACCCGCTTCACGACCGACCCGGAGAAAGACGCCGCGCTCCATGTCGTGCACGCCATCGCCGCGCAACCTACGGCGAGGAACGAGCTTTCTGCGGCGATCAGCGCCTTGTTTGATGTGATCGCTAAACAGGTGGTTGGCCAGTTGCACGAAGAAATGACCGCGCTCATCGACCGTGAAGTCGCGGCCGAGTTGGCGACGGTACAGACCCGGATCATGGAGCGCATCTATCAGCGCCCACTGTACCGTGTCGAGACAGCGGCCCCGGAATCCACCCCCGCGCCTGTCGCCCCGCCGCGCGTCTATTCCGTACCTTCGGCGCCTCTCGCACAGGAACCAAAGCAAGCCGCCCTCGTTGGGTTTACGGCGCCCGTTGGAGACTTTGTGCCGCACGACAAGCGGTCAACGCGCCTGGTGCACCGGGACAAGGCACCCCAGGAGGGAATCGCCGCGCCGGCCACGACGCCCGAAGCCGCCGCCCGAAAACCCAAGGTCAAGATTATTGGCCTGCACAACAACAAGCAGGAACTCATCAAGCGGGAGTTTCGGGATGTGCTGGAGCTTTACCTGTTCACCCCCGACCAGCGCGCCAAGATGCGCGACTCGATCCACTCTGGCGATCGAGTCCTTTTCATGGCTGACTTCTGCTCACACATGCATTACGACACCGCCGTCGCAGCAGGCGGCAATGTAACCATCGTGAAAGGCGGAATGCCCAGCCTGCGCGACGAGCTCACCAAAATCTACGTAGAGGAAAAAGCAGCATGAATGCCTTTGATCGTGTAAAACTTAACCTTGCCGCCAAGTCGCCGCGCCTAGCTATCCTTGCTGCGCTAGCAAAGAATGGAATTACGACGCTCGACGACCTGCAAACGCAACTCGGGGAATCGCGCAAGAAACTCCAGGACAACCTGATCCACATCGTAAAACTCGCGCTGGCAACCCGCATGCGCGACGACGTAACGCATTTTCCCGCCTATCAGATCACGCAGGCGGGGCGCAAATACCTGGAGGATCATGAAAGCGATGTGCGTGCCGAGCCGAAAGACGAGTCCAAGGCAGGAAACGACGTCATTACACCAAGCCTAAAGACGGCCGTTCCTGAAGGCGACAATCTGCACCAACTCCTATCTATGGGCGCGCTCAACAAGAAGTCGATCAACGAATGGGAATCGTCCATGATGCAGGCGGTCGGTGAGCATACCCCGCAAAAAGTAGCCGAGGCCATTGCGGGAATCAAGCGGCAGCGCGATACCCTGGCCGAAAAAAGCGAAGAACTCAAGCAACTGAAATCATCTCTCGAACACGCACATCACAAACTTCTCGCGTGGCTATCGATGGCCAACGTCTTCAATTGCGACACCCCGGAGCAGATCGCAGACCGCATCAGCAGAGTCGACGCCGAATGGTTGGCAGCATCCAGGCCCAGCGACGGCGAAGTCATCGGCTACGCTCTCCAGCGACCGGCCAAAGTTCTGATCCGCTTCAGAAAAGAGGAAACCGCCAAGGAGCGCGCCATGTCGTGCGCCCGCAAAGAAAGAAAACACGCCAAGGTATTGGCCCTAACTGTCGTTGGAGAGGCGGTTCCGGGCGCGGAATGGAGAGAGTCATGAGCGCCAAAACAGGAATTGTCTGGACACATGCCACTTGGAATCCGACGACCGGGTGCACCAAGGTCAGCTCCGGGTGCAAGCATTGTTATGCCGAGCGCAACTGGGTTCGCATGGTGCGTGTTCCGGCCTACGCTGGGCGCGCGTTCACTGACGTGGCCTGCCACCCTGACCGCCTTGACCAGCCACTGCGCTGGGCACGTCCGCGCCGAATTTTCGTCAATTCAATGTCCGACCTGTTTCATGAGGATGTTCCGTTTGAATTCATTGCCGACGTCTTCGCGGTCATGTCTATTACCACGCGCCATACCTATCAGGTGCTGACCAAGCGGCCGGCGAGGATGCGCTCGTTCTTTGACTGGTTGGCAGAAGATGTCGACGGCTTCGGATTTCGGCTATCCGGAATAAGTGGTGGAAAGACTGTAGATATGATACTCTGTAAATCCGGAATAACTGGTGGAATATCATGATTGAACCTTCCAGAATAATTTGCTGGTTTAGCTGTGGGGCGGCTAGTGCGGTTGCAACGAAACTGGCGATTGTGGCTAATGCTGGCCGTCTTCCGTTGGTTGTAGCTCGCTGTATTGTTCGTGAAGAGCATCCGGATAACGACCGCTTCGCAGCCGACTGCGAGAAGTGGTTTGGCGTGCCGATTGCCAACCTCATCAACGATAAGTACGACGGCTCTATCTACGAAGTCTTTCGAAAGGAGTCGTACATTTCCGGCGTGCGTGGCGCTCCCTGCACTCGGCTGCTCAAGAAGCAGGTTAGGGAGAGATTCGAGCTTCCGACCGACTTTCACGTCTTTGGATATTGCGCCGAAGAGGCCGATAGATGGGACGACTTTCTCGCCGCCAACAACATCGCCTGCGAATCTCCGCTGATGGAACGTGGCTTGGAGCACAAGGATTGCCTGTCCATCGTCAAGGATGCAGGAATCGCGCTGCCGGTCATGTACGGTCTTGGATACCACCATAACAACTGCATTGGATGCTGCAAAGCCCAAGGAATGGGCTACTGGAACAAGATTCGGCAGGACTTCCCTGCTCAGTTTCAGCGCATGGCTACCGAGTCGCGGCGGCTTGGCGTCCGCATTATTCGAATTGACGAGAAGCGCGCATTCCTTGACGAGCTTCAGCCGGGGACTGGCGATTATCAATCGGAACCCGAGGTGCAATGCGGTATCTTCTGCCATTTGGCAAAAATTGATATGGCCGCCTAAATGACTGACATCCTTCAACTCAAAGACTGGGCCGTTCTCGGCATAGAAGAGCAGCAAGACCAGACAATCATCAGTGCCGAATACGCCAAGCAGCCTGAGTTCTGCCTTCTCTGTGGCGTCGTTGGAGAACTTTACAAGCATGGGCCAAGGTCTGTGACTATCCTCGATAGCCCTATTCGTGGAACTCCTACGCGAATCGTTGCTAAGGTCCAGCGCTACAAGTGCAGGGCGTGCGGCGGGACGTTCCCGCAGCCGTTGAGTGGCGTTGATGCAGTCAGGCGCATGACTGAGCGATGTCTTCGCTACATCGAGCAGCAATGCCTTCGTGACACCTTCCAGCACCTCTCCGAGCATCTCGGCTGCGATGAAAAGACCATTCGGAACATCGCTGCCGACTACATTGCCGTTACCGATGGCGAATACCGCCCATACCTTCCAGAGTGGCTTGGTCTGGACGAGAACCATTTGAACAAGATATTCCGGGCAATCATCACTGACGTTGAGAATCGGCGTGTTGTTGACATGCTGTCTGGCAGGAACAAGCCTATGGTTTCCCGGTGGTTTAGCCAGTTCCGAGACCGGTCCAAAGTGCGCGTTGTGACTATCGACATGTGGCAGGCTTACCGCGACGTTTCGAGAGAAATGCTTCCGAATGCCGCTGTGGTGATTGATAAGTTCCATGTCGTCAAGATGGCTAACTCGGCAATCGACAAGGTTCGTATCCGCGTCCAGAAGGGGAAAGATAAGAAGATGCGCCTCTCGTGGAAGCAGAGCAAGCACCAGTTGCTGACCAGAGAGCACAACCTGAGCGATAAACAGCGCTTCAACTTGAGCGGATGGCGGAACAACGAGCCGGAGATTGATGCTGCGTACAACATCAAAGAGGCTCTGTTCGGAATCTACGACCTTCCGAAAGCCAAGGCTATCGCCGCATTTGACGCCTTTGCAGCCACTATCCCGGCGTCGATGACCAAGGAGTTCCACGAACTGACGCGAGCCATGCAGAACTGGAGAACGGAAATCCTCAACTATTTCGACTTCCCGACAACCAACGCCTACACGGAAAGCATGAACGGGATAGCCAAGATGATTAACCGCGCTGGCCGTGGGTACAGCTTTGAAGTGATTCGTTCTCGCTTGCTGTTCGCCAATAGCCCGACCAACAAGCGAACGCTGAGAGCGCGCCGGGCCGCTTCTGAGGCTGCGCTGACTCGGTGCTCCAACTGCACCGGGCTTTATCCAGACTCTGAGATTTTCACTGTTGACCATGTTGTCCCGTATGCAGGTGAAGATGTTTCCGGACCGGATATGGTCTTTCATATCTGCAAAATCTGTCATGCCAGATTCACCGCTTTCCCGGAGGTTTGAATGGAAGATTCCACCAAAGATGATTTATCTCTCATCGGTCGTTTCCACCATCAAATCCGGATAGCCCGGATTTCCAGAGCGGATAGACGCTCGGCGCGTATGGCCGCAATGGACTGCGAAACAAAACGATCGACAAGGAGGCTACGATAACTGATATGCGCAACGTCCTGCTCATCGCGGCAGCGCACAAGGATGATGCGAAGATTGTTGCCTTGTGCGAATCGATGTCCATCCCGCTGCAGGCCATTCGGGAAAGGCATAGCCGCACCGACAAGATCGGCGCCACCGGCCCCGAGTTGCAGATGATGCGGGAGTTTGTTGGCATCTATCGGGACTGGTGGCTGCGCCAGAGCGTGACGCTTTATGAAATGGCGTGTAATGGACTGCAGAGAGCACTTTATTCGGGAGCAAAGTAATGGAAGATGGCACGAAACCTGTTCCGGCCAACGACCCGATAGCAGAAGTGATTGACGAAATGGCCGACCTCTGCGCGCTGTGGAAGAAGCATAAGGAGGTCGGCCACCGGTCGGAAGGGATCCAGTTGGCTATCCTGCACCTGGCCGGCCAGTGCGTATCGTTGCAGGAAGCGCAATCGCATGAGCAGATCGCATTGAAAGCCTTACCTGCGGGCCTAGCTAGCAACGCTAGCCATCCATTCAACCAATGCTTACCATTCAATCCAATGAAAGCCTACGAAGACGGATTCAAGCGCAACGGATTTTGAACCGTGATCGCCCGCGCGCACGTAACCTAGCGCGAGCATTTTAGAAAGGAAGCCCCATGATCAAACCTACTATCGGCCGCGTCGTATTGTTCCATCCGGCCCAATCAGACTCTTTTATCAAGACCCATGACGAGCAGCCGGTACCGGCGCTGGTCTGCCGCGTCCATGATAACGGAAACATCAACGTCGGCGGTTTTGATGCCCACGGCGACCACTTCTCCCGCCAGAATATTGCGCTGATACAGGAAGGCGAAGCCCCTCCAGAGCATGACCACTACGCTGAGTGGATGCCCTACCAGATCAAGCAGGCCGCAGCGCAAGCGCAAGTTGAGGAAGGCCCAAATATTCTGTCTTCTGACCCCGTAACCAAGCCGGCCACGGCCGCCTCTGGCAATAAAACAACCAAAGCGAAGGCGTAAGCCAAAGCGAGCGCGTAACCCTTTGTGATGCCAGGATAGCAAGCGCCGGGCGTCACTCTTACGGAGAGAGCCAAATGGAAGCCTATCAAGAACGTGTAGTGAAAGAAAAGAGCGAACTCGACGAGCGCTTGTGCAAGTTGGCCGATTTCTTGTGGACCGCGCCTTTTGAGGTTCTTCCCGGCCCGGAGCGCCATCGCCTGATCGAACAAGCCGAACTGATGCACCAACTTTCCGAGGTTCTCGGCCAGCGCATTGCCGCGTTCTCGGACCAACCCAAAGCCGAGCGTACCGAGGACAGTGACCGGCGCGCGCTGATCGAGCGCATTTCCTCGTTGGAGAAGAAGCTCTTCGATGCTTACGACGAGCAGCAGTCCTGGACCTATTTGCTGCCCGGTGAGCGCCAAGTGCTGCAAAGCCTGCTTAATGCCCGCACCCGGAGACTTCTGCATTGCATCAATGTGGCGACTGGGCCGATTGTGACTGGGGAAACGCCATGAACGCCCTCATCGTTCTCTACCTACGCTCCGTATCCAGCCCCGTACTGGCCCCAAAAAATTGGCGATGGTTCGACATATTCAGGTCTTGGCCAGAGACAAAGGCCCTGTTCGTTATTCCATTATTTGAACGACTGCCCCACAGAGCCCAAGAGCGCCGGCCCCTCCTGCAGCGAACGAGAAACAAGCGCCGGTATTTTGTCCAGCGACTCGCCAAGAATACCTAGCCTAGCTCTCCCCGCGCTATTTGCGTAACTTGCAAATTATGCTATGGTGGATGGGTGATGATCGCGGGGAAAGCATGGCTATCTATATTTTTGGAGGCACCAAAGGCGGCACTGGAAAATCCACCTTGTCCGTGAATTTTGCGGTCAGCCTGGCGCGCATGGGCCGCAAGGTTCTGCTCGTGGATACCGACCAGCAAGGGTCGGCCTCTGTCTGGTGCCATTTGCGGGCAGAAGCGGGAATCCTGCCGGCGATACCGCTGGCTATCCTGGACGGCCGAAATGTCGGCAACCAGATCCGCGATCTGTCCGTCGACTACAAGGACGTGGTGATCGACGTGGCCGGCTACAACTCAGTCGAGTTGCACTCGGCGCTCGACGTTTCTGATGTGCTGGTGACACCGGCCCGCTCGGGATACTTCGATTTTCACGCCTTGTCGATGCTCAATCCGCTGCTGGGCGAAATCCGCCGAACCAGCAATCCACAGTTGCGCTCCTTGCTGCTGCTCAATGGCATGTCCACCCATAGCCGAGCCCGCGATGCAACGACCATGCGCAACTCGGTCGCCCCGTTCAAGGAATTCAAAGTCCTGTCCTCCATGGCCCATCAGCGCGGCGCCTTCAGCGATGCCATTCCCCACGGGAAAGCCGTTATGGAACACAAACCGGTCAACAAAAAGGCAATTGCCGAACTGCATTCCATTACCAGAGAGGTCATTAAACATGGTCGCTAAGAACGAGTCCTATGTGCTGCCGATCGTCACGCCGCCGACCAAAGACGCTGCCCCAATCGACTCCAAGAAGCCGGCGAAACAACTCCGGGCCGTTTCCAGGCCGGTCGAGACCAAGCCAGAGAAACACCCTTGGGAAGATATCCCCGAGGAAGCCACGCAAACCTATGTCGTCGCTTTGCCCGCCAAGTTGCATTGCAAGCTGAAATGGATTGGCGGCATGACCTGGGGAAGCAGCATGCGCAAGATCGTCATTGAAGCGCTGGAGGTCGAGGCCAAGCGGCTGCTCAAAGCCAAAGGTATAGGAACTGACTGACGCGCCATGATCCGCCGCTGGGAAACACCCACCCGCTACTACATGGTCAGCCTGCACCTGGATCTGCTCGGGGATGTGGTACTCATGAGCGCCAATGGCGGCAAGTACAATCGTCTTGGGCAGTTGAACACGCTGGCGGTGCCAACGTGGGGGGATGGGCTCAAGGCGATCGAGGCGATCGACCAGCGGCGCAGGAAGCGCCATTATGTCGAGGTGAAGATACGTCGCGCAGCGACCAACATTGAGCGATAGGCGAGGAATGGAAGGCGAGATAGACAGCACATTTCAAACCCAGCAACGGGATATGTTCGCGTCCGGTATCGTTGCCGAGATCGGGGTCAACGCCTATGCGGTGTGGTCGGTTATCAAGTGCTATGCCGACTTTACGACCGGCGAGGCGTTCCCTGGCATGCGCGAGATCGGAAAGAAGATCGGCGTATCGCATCAAACCGTGGTGCGTGCCGTTAAGATTCTGATCGACGCACATATGCTGCGCGTTATTGAAGAATCGAAGTTCAAGCGCAAAGGGCAGACTTACATTGCCAGAGAACGATTGGCGGTGCGGCTGGGCGGCCGGGTGATATGTTTTGTGGTGATTGACTACGTGCCGAACAAGTTACGCGTTCAACTCAATCGCCTGAATCAATCGCTCAAGACTGGAGAGCACGACGACGAGGCATGGGCGGAAGTGGAGATTATTCCAGGACCGGGCTTTGTTTGGGATGAAAAGTCAAAAACGCTGAAATCATCAATCAAGGCATCGTCACTGCCAATGAGTTCGTCGGCCGAGAGCGATGCATACCACCAACAACTTGGCGCTGAACTATTCGCCCGCATCGCGCCGAGCCTGTCAAAACTTCTGCCTAGCAAATAAGCGTGTACGGTCCATTGGAGGACCAGCAGTACGGTCCATGGGTGGACCGTACTAAATGCGATTTAATACGGTCCATGGAGGGACCATAACTATATTTTGTATATTAAAGAACTATAGGAAGCGGCCTGTGGATAACTCATCTCTCCGCTTCCCTGCCGCGCTTCGCTTGGACTGCCAGCCCGACCCTTGCCCTGCGGGCAACTGCTCGGGGCCCGGCCTGATGATTAGGGAACCATCGCCAGGCGCTTAATCAGCGTGCTTCAGTTTGAGATAAAAGGAAAAGCAAATGCACGGACCTGGAAAGTACGATGACGTGGCCACGCAGGTACGCGAATTGACGCACGCGCAAGGCGTGCTGGTCATCATCCTGAACGGCGCTCAGGGAAGCGGATTTTCTGTGCAAGCTACCAGCGAGCTATCCGCATCCGTCCTGGCCGATCTGCTGGAGAACATGGCGGCACAGATACGTGCCGATGCAGCGCGCCCTAGCGATCGTTCCAGTTCAGCCCACTGAACAGCAGGAAGACCACCGCAAAGTAAACCAGGATCAGCGGCTGATCGATAATGGAGGCCACTGTTCCAGCCACCATCATCACCGCCACGATATTCCCGAGCGTTTTCAATAGTTGCCTTCCAGCGTCTGTCGCAACTGCGCCTTCATCTGTTTGGGCATCGTATTCACCATCCGTTGATCGGACGTCAATCGGGCCTGCTGCACGAGGCGCAAGATGGCCGCTCGGCTGATGACAATCTTACTCTCCGGGTTCTTTTCATTCCAGTCACGCAAAGCGGCTTGTGCGTTGGACACCTTCTCCGGGTCATTCTCGATCAACCCTTGTGACCACATCGACTGGATATGACCCTGCACCGAACGATCCAGGGTAATTTGGTCCTGCACGATCGAGCGGGCGCGGGCATCCTCGGCAATGACTTCAGGCTGGAATCCTATTCCCTTGACCAGCGCATCCAATCCCGATACGTCTGCGACTCGGCGGCCCGTTGTATCGGTGTAGTAGCCCTTGTTCGCCATGTCGAGACCTTTAATGGCGTCGGCCGCTGCTTTCGGCGCCAGCGCCTTGGCCGCGCCGAGCACATCACCGGACTGCACTTTCTCAAAGCCTTTCATGGCCTGCTGCAACAATCCGCCCGCCGCGCCGAAGAATTCAGCCACGTCGCGCGTCTTATTGGTTTCCGATGGCTTGAAGGCAGCAGAGCCGGGAATCAGGTTTCCAAGGCCAAGGCGGCCCGATAGGTCGATCGGAAGGCCGTAACTCACCCCGTACTGAATAAAGCCCGCTGCGTCCGCGCCAAGCACCTTGGCGATGGCCGCGCGTTTCTCCTGTTTGGTATTCCATGCGAATCCAAGCGATTGCATGATGGTGTCGAGCAAATCATCCAGATCGTCGGCAAACGGCAAACCTTGCGCGCCGGCCGCGACAAACAGGACGGCCATGGCCAGAGCCCGCTCCTTGGGCGGTAGCCGTTTGACAAACTCCAGGTAGCTCAGGGTGAACGTCTTAAATATCATCAGACTTGCCCCTACCGGCCCGCGCCCCCAGTTCGAGCGTGATGCCTTCGAGTATTGGAACTGCGTCTGATTGACCGCATCGACGGCAAACTGATACGCCTGTTCTCCGCTCATGCCCTTGGTTTGCGCCACCTTGTAGGCGGCAATGAAGGCTACTTCCCGGTTGTACTGCTCGGCCACGGAGAAGAACGAACCCCAACCCTTCATCAGATTGCGCGTGAAGCGGTTTCCGGTGAGGACCCCGGAGCGCATGGACTCGCCTTGCAGCATGTGAATCTCGTGCGGGGAAACAACGCCTTCTTCTTCGGCCCGCTTCAAAGATTGGTCGAGGACCGCGTCGCCGGTCGTCTTCTTCTTGGTGCCCATGCGCCCGGCCGCCAGTTTCATTGCGGAGAGGACATTGCCGGTCGTATTGCCACCGAACTGATGCAGGAAGGGAACCGTCGTAATGAACGTCTGCGTCAGATTGACCAGTGCTGACGCGACCGAGCCCCCCAGGAAGTTGGCAAACAGCAGCGAACGCAACCAAGCGCCTTCACTCGATGGGTTTTGCAGGTATTGTAGGAGCTTGACCGCTTCGTCCTTGACGTCGCCCTTGCCCTTGGGGATGGCCGAGGTCTCGCGCAGCATCTCGCCCAGGTGATAATTGCCGGCCGCCGCCCGCGCGTTACTGGTGATGAACGACGCCAGTACGCGCGTCGGATCATCGTTGAAACCAGCGACCCCCATGCGATGCACTAGACGCTTCATGGCCGATCGGTTGTTGACCGCCAGTTTCAGGTAACTCTGGAAGGCTTCATCCTGCTCAGCGCCCATCAACTTACCAAAGATTTCCAGCGTCTCGGGTGTAACGCCCTTGAACAGCGAGAAATCACGCTGTGACATGATTCCTTTCTTGACCGTCGCATCCGGGTACTCGGCGGTCAGCGCACGGGCGACCTTGTTGGCCATCGCCTCGGACTCGTACATGCCGAAGAACGGCCGCATTTCGTTGCCGTCGGTATCCTTCATCGGCTTTCCGTTCTCGTCCTCATAGAACACGTCGACCGTGTATTGGCCGAAGCGCATCAGGGGCGAGTAGCCCTCGCCCTTCAACTTCTCGATGATCCCGGCGCGTCCGACGATTCCTTTGTCCAGCTCTTCCAGGTTGTCGACGGTGCGCTGGGCGGCGGATAGCTCGGCGGCCTGGCGTGTTTTCATGGCTTCGCGCAGACCGGCGTACTTTTTCCGCTCGTCGGCATTGCTGGCTTGATCCTGTGCCGCGGATTCGAGCATGGCCATATCGTCGGCGTGCTGCTGTTTCACGTCCGCCAAGGCGGTTTGCGCGTTCTCCAGGGCCGCTTCGTACTGTTCCCGATAGAAGGCCACCGTCGCACGCAAGGAAAGCCCCTGCGGCGCTTGCAGCATCTTTGAGGTCCGCGACAAGCGGGCCATTTCTGAGATGGCTAGGTCGTCGAGGCTCTTGTCGATCGTCGCCCGGTACTGCCGGTACAGCTTGATCTGCTTGTCTGTCAGGGGCGCGAACTGCGGTTTCCCGAAAATATCCTCGGGCGGATTGCGCAACTCGTCATCGGTGAAGGTCTTTTCCAGCATCGTGCCATGGAAGACCGGGCCGGCAATGGCCTGCGCATCCTTCTTGTCACCGAACATATGGTAGATGCCGCGCGCCGCATCGGCCATGTTGTTGGTTTTGGGTAGGAGACCGGGGGCGAGGTCGGCCGCTTCGTTGGCCAGCCGGCTCGTATCGTCGAGATACTGCTGAGCGCGTTCATAGACCTTGGCGAAATCGGCGTCGACCTTGGCCTTGTGGTACTGCGACCCAATGGTACGGTGCCACCAGTTGAAGGTCTTTTGCGACTGGAACTGATCAGCGATTTGCTGACGCAGCGACTTCAGCACATCTGGGCTCTTGAGGATGTCGCGCCAGCGCTCGATATCGGGGGTGCCGTTGATGGCGGATGGGTCGGCGGAAGTGGAGTAGCGGATGTCATCATTCGTCGCCACCTCCTGCACCGACGAAGACTGCACCGTCATGGCCGTACCCGTCGCATTGGCGATCGGTATCATTTCGTTGATGTTGTCGCTCATCAAGGCTTCGGCTACGCGCAGCACTTCAGACAAAGCCGTATCGGAAGACGGGCTCAAACCCAGCAGGTTACGGATCGCCTGAACGAAGGCGGTCCATGCCGACTTTCCTTTATAGGGAATGGATTCAAGGTAGCTTTGTGCCTTCGCATCCGTCAGCGCCCAGGCCAGGGTTTCGTTCGGCGTACTGAAAGCGTTGATGTCGCCATCAAACATCGCTTGTTCAAACGGCGTAAGTTTCGTTTTCCCCTGCTTCGCGGCTTTAATCCTCTGGTTGATGTGGGTATTTACTGCATTGCTGACGGCGTACAGGTCAGCGACGTCGGCCGCCAACTTTGTTCCCGCAGCTACCTTATAGTTTCCAAGGCGAACTGCTCCCATTGTTGCCGCATGGACGAGCTCATGCAGCACGATGTAGGGACTCATGCCGACCTTGCCCGTTACGTCAGATCCATTGACCCATACATCAATTCTGGAATCGTTCTTCCCGAAGTTATAGGAGGCCATCCCACGTGCGTTAGCCAGGGAGACGGGTATTTTGTCGCCCACATGCGCTACCTTGAAATTCAGAGCAACGCCGGCCCGCTGCAACATCTGCAAGCGATCGATAACCTTGCTGGCGATCAGGCGCTCGGAAGGCGCCCCGGCTGATTCAATCCATTGCGCAACCTCAAGCAGTGATTTTCCTTCGACATTGCTTTGAACGAAGGCCGCTTCTTTGTCGTCTGGGTCAAGGTTGTCTTTAGCCATGCTCTCAGTATAGCCAGAACGAGTAGATTCGCTATTGTTGGCTTGCTTGTTCTCCCGCATCACCCCAACACCAATACTCAACACAGCAGAAAGTGCAGTTTCATCACCTTGTTCCAACCCGAGGATCTTGCTCACCACGCGCACGAACCAGTGCCATGCGTTCTTGAGTCCATTCATTCCACTCGGCGCGGACACAGAGCGCAATTTCTCCTGGAAGAATGGATTTGTGAAGGCTTCGGCCATGAATTCGTCGATATCCGTCATGCCGTACATGCCCTTGAGCTTGCCGGACTTCTTCACATGCGCGAATAGCGCGCGCATCTTGAGCGAGGAAAGCCCTTGTTTCTGTAATGCCTTGATGGTTGCTGCGTGTACCATCTCGTGTAACGCATGCCGCTCAGCCGATGCCGGACGGAACAGCGATATCGCATCCGTCTTTGGGTTGTAGGCCGCCGAATACTTGTTGTCCCGGCCGGCGTTGAATTTCCAGCCCTTGGAGTCACCGACTGTTACCGATGGGTTGATCCCGGTCTTGAGCAGTAACTTGGCCAACTGGCGATAGAAGGGGTTCCGCGACGATGCCTGGATGAAACCCAGGATCTCGGCGGCGCTGCGACCTTCGTTGGCCATGCCGTAGACGGCTTTGTCGGCAGTCGAGATGCGCACTTCGCCGCTACCCATGGAGAAAACTGTCTCGGACGCATCATCCTGTGCTTTCTTGCTGCTACCTATTAGATCTACGACCTGCCGCGACTCAGTGACGCGCTTGAAGACAGATTCCGCCTGTTCCCCCATCGGAATGAAGGCGCGCTCGTTCCACTGGATGCGCTCAAAGAATACGCCTTGCGACTTGAGGATCGACTGATCCCCGTTGGCAAAGTATCCAGACGACGATTTCAGTTCTAGGCGATCTTCCCCTGATACCTTGACCCGGCTGATTTCCCATCCGTTACCGAGGATCGCCTTCTCCCCGGCGAGGATACGCGACAGCACTTCCGCTGTAGATAGTTTCGACACGGATGAACCGAGACCAAGATTCTTTAGCGTTGCCTCCGCATCCTTCGTAGTTAATAAGCGCCCGATCATCCGTTCGCCATCGTCGGTCTGCAGCCGCACGATTGTCGAGCGACCACGCACCCGATCCCACACCGGCAAGATAACCCCGACGACCAGTCGGTTAAGTTGTGTCGATTTCTTCGGTGCCACCTCAATCTCGGCCGCCCAGGCGGCGGGCATGTCGGCGATATTCATCGGGATAGCGATCGTCTCTTTCACCGAGAGCCCGTCTTTGTGGATGTAGCGGTATCCCTGCAGGACATCAGCCGCATTGTCGACGTAGATCGTCCGTCCCCGCGTGTCGTACTTGGCGCCACGGCGAACAGTCTTTCCGGCAGCATCGACGCGATCCCCAAGATCGCGGAATCCGAATAGGCGTCCATGCTGATCCTTAAACCATCCCTTGAAGTCAGGAAACCCCTTGATTGCTGAGGCGTCCTTCCATTTTGTGTATCGGATAGGATTCGTTACGTCGACCTCGATATAGCGCGTTTCAGCGCCCGTCCTCGGGTCTACGTAAGCAACCTCGTCACGCTTCTTGACGATCGATTCAGCGCGCAGCGTCTGCAGTCCGTTATCGAATGTTCCGTTCTGCACGGCGTAGGCTACGATTTCATCGAGCCGCTTCGAGAATTCATCAAAAACGGCATCCTGCTCGTGCGTCTGCAACGACAACAAGCGGTTCAGGAATTGCGGTATCTCCGGCAACCTGCTGGTATTCAGCCCCCCAGTGTCCTCATTGATCAGTCCGGTCAGCCCCATGGCCTGCGTAATGTCGTTGAAATTGAGTGGCGTCTTCCCGGAATACAGGTCGTTGAAGAACATATCGAGCGCGTCAATCGCGTACTGGCTCTCAAGGTTATCCGCCGCCGAGAACAGTCCTTGCCCGGCCGCCTGCCGTTGCCCGCGGGTTAGCGCACCCATCTGGTCCATGCGCCGGGCGATGGTCGAGACAAATCGTTTCTGGGCCTTTAGATTCGTCGTCGGCAGCGCGTAATGCGGCTCATTGGCCTGGTTCGTGCGGTGCGTCCGACCGGTTCCCTGGATCGCCACGTCAGCACGCCACCCCGGCTGCAGGATGTAGTGAATTCGTCGCCGCTGGTTCTTGACCTCGTTTGAGGCATGGAACGAGTATCCGGTACCGCCTGCCTGAGAAAAGATCAGGATCGGCTTCTTATCGTCCTGGAAGGAATCAGCATCGTTCTTGGCCGCATGTGATCCGCGCTTTTCCTCAACGATCTTGAGGTTTCCGTCCTCGTCGCGCGTCTGCACAAAGCGACGTTTTCGCCCAGTGACCTCGCCTACCTTATCCGAGCCGAAGGCGTTGATGATCGCGTCGATTGGATTCTCAGGTACCCGGATCTGCTCAAGCGTTCCGAGCAGTTGGTCACGCATGGCCACGGCGTCCTGGTCCTGCACAAGATTTCCTTCGGAATCGACGACCGGCCGGGAGCGTGTATTCCCGTTATCGTCGACATACGTCTCGTAGGCCGCTACTGGGAACCCGTTGCGCACGTAGTCCATCAGCGCTTGACGTGGCGTAAAGTCAAGTTCCTCAAGGGCTGTATCGGTTGCCTGAGCACGCGCGACCTGGCGCTCCTGCTCGGCTTCGTTGGTATTAGTCAGTTGGATAACGACAGCATGACCGGCGGCGATCTGCTGACGCATGCTCTCGATCACCGTCGGCGTCTGCATGGACGTGATGACCTGATTGAAGAATCGTTGATGCGTGCTCCAGAAGGCCGATAGCGCCGCGCTCTTGGCGTCGCCGCTCATGTCCTGTCCGGTTATTCCAAGAGCCTCGTTAACATTCAGCAGTACCGTCTGCCAGGTCTTTGCAAGTTCGTTGTAGATATCGGTCTGTAGCGGCGTCAATTCATGGTCAAGCCGCTCATAAGTGACGCCATCGTAGGATAGTGAGCGCGCGATATACATGCCGAGCGCCTTCATGTCGCGCGCGATCAACTCCATCGCTGCGACCCCGCCTGCTGAAACATCATTGATGAACTTGATCGGTGTCGCAAACGGCGTTCCTTCGCCCCACAAGCCTAAGCGCGAAGCGTAGGACAGGTTGGAGAGCTCGGTTGCTCCGGTTGCCGAGACATAGACGATGCGCGCCTTGGGCAGTCGTTTCTGCAGATCAATTCCGGCGATCGCCTGCGCCGATGGCTTCTTCTTTCCGCGTCGTCCACGCATCTCGATAGCATTTCCCATCGAGTGCGCCTCATCGAAGACGATGACCCCATCAAAGTCTTCGCCCAGCCATTCGACGATCTGGTCGCCGCGCGTTTTGGCCGGCTTACTCTTTCCGGTCGTCGCGTCGGCTGTTGCCTGCTTCTTGCTTCCTCCGCGCCCGAGCGTGCTGTAGGTTGTAAACAGGACGCCGCGCTTGGCGGTGATAGCGGCGTCGGCCTTTGTCTTGCCCAGCCAGAACAGTTGCTCCGGGTCAGCCCCGATACCGGTCATGTCGCGCTTGGCGTCGGTGAACAGGCCTTCATTGAACGACACCCATACCGCCTTGTCGCGCCCTTGCCGCAGGTTATCGAGGATGATTCCGGAGATTTCACGGCCTTTTCCGACCCCGGTTCCATCGCCGATGAAGAAGCCGCGCCGTTCGCCATTCGGTAGCATCTGGTTATGCGCCTGCCCGGCATAAACAACGGACTCGATCTGCGCGATCGACAACAACCCCTTATCGATCACCTTCTTTGGCAGGTTAGGCACGTAGGTTGGAGCAGGCGGCTCGACGGCGCCCATCGCCGCGGACTGTACCAGCCGGCCGGGGTGTGGTTTGGCCCCCGGAACAGAGAGGCGCTGCGGATAGTAGTTCTCGAAAACGGAATCGGATATTTCGTCCGTGTTCTTCTTTGCGTCAATGGCTTCGAGGCCTACAACCCCGCTTTGTAGTTCAGCACCAGACTTTCCAGTAGCATCGCCGCTGCTCCCAGCGGATCCGTTTCCGTCATCAGGTCCGTTTCCGTTAGATTGGCCTCCCCCTCCTGCTCCCCGGTCACCAGTTGCGTCATCCCCAGCGGCCCCCGGCGTTCCGCCAGACTGCTGATCCAGCCGCCCGCCTCGTTTATTCCCTTTGCCTTTAGGCCGTTTTCCAGACCCCAGCGCATCAGTGTCAGGACGCAGATCGCCGCCGGGTTGATACCCCAGTCCGTCTTGGTCAGAAAGGTCGCTGCCGCCCGGTTGATCGGCATCTGATTCGCCCGGGCGATTGGGTCGAGTGGGTTGCGGTCGAGTATCACGGATTTTCTCCAGTAAAGCCGGCAATTCGGCGACTCTCGCTACCTTTCCGGTCAGCACTACGCCTTGCGTCGGTCCGTCCTTGTCAATAACGAGTATTTGATTGTCGAAGGTGGTGCCGTATTTCGCGTACTCCGAGCCGTCAATCCCGATGTTGGCTCTTACATTATAGGTCGCTGAAATAGATTTCCACCACTCTTTGAACGCCGGGCGATCGGCGGCCATCCCCTGTCCGACGATGGCTACCAGTCGGCCATTCGGCGTCAGGCGTTTCAATGCCTGTTCGATATGCCGGGCGCCATTCATCGTATCGCGCGTTCCCGCGGCGCGGCCAGCCGTTGCAGAAAACGGCGGGTTCATCACCACGACAGTCGGTACCGCATCGATCGGCAGGACGTTGTGCAGTTGCTCGGCGTTTTCAGAAAACACCCGAGCGCCAGGGAACAACTCTTTCAACCCGGACACGCGCCGGCTTGAGAGCTCATTGAGGATCAGGTCAGCGCCCGCTTTCTTCGCCCATACCGCCAGATCGCCGGTTCCGGCCGATGGCTCGGCCATGATCTCGCCTGGCTTGATCGCCGCTACCCAGTTAGCGACATAGGACAGCGCCGGCGGCGTCGAGAACTGCTGAAACTCGTCCATTTCCGCATCGCGCCGGGTCTGCGTCGGAAGTATCCTAATCTTGTCCTGAAGCAACGAAGCGATATCGGCGGCCTTATCGGCCTCAACAGCGATCGGGAACGGGGTTGCCAGGAGGTACTGGTTCACACCGGATTCCATCGCGTCGTAAGCATCCTTCGGCGAATACTTGCCCTCAGCTTGTGTTCCACCAAAGGCGCGATCGGCCTCGTCGAACAGTTGCCGGCTGGTAAATGCCTCGCTCTTGGCCATCTGCTTCTGCACAAAGCCTGATACTGCCAGGCGCGCGCTTGGTTTCTCGCCGAGATCTGTCGACAGCGCGCTCTCCTTGGCAAAGTGCAGCGCGTAGGGCTTGATCCCGAGGCCAAACTTCTCGATCAGCCATTTGAACAGGTCTTTCAGCGACATGCCCGCTTCCTGGAAACTCTTGAGCGCTGCCTCGAAGTGCGGTTTAGCCGACTTGTAGGTATCCTCGTCCATGCCAGCCGGGAACGACATGAGCTTTCCGGCCCCGCCACCGAACAGTTTGACGAGTCCGGTCAGCGCCTCGTCGACGCCCTTGACGCCCATCTTGGCCGCGTCGGCGATCAATGCTGATGCGGTCTTTTGAACTTGATCGTCCAGTTTTGGTAGTTTTCCGGGCCGTGGCTTCTTGGCGGGCTTGGGTTGTTCGTCTTTCTTGTCCGGCTGGCCGTCAGGTTCCGGCATGCTTCCCTTGTCTTCTGCGGCTATGGCTGTCTCGGCAGTACCGGTTCCAGACAGCAACCCTTGCAGCGTTGCCTTGACGCCCGCCTCATCGTAGGGGAACGTTCCGCTATTCACCAGGACGACTGTATAGCCTTTTCCAGATGGCGTATTGTGCATCGCCGCGCCGCCGTCGAACAGCACTTCAAATTCCGGCGTACTGAGACGGAAGGTGCCAAACCCAAGATGCGCCGACCGTCCAGAAAAGTCGTGAATGGTCGGTATGCCGAGTTTCTCATCGGCCACCAAAACGATCTTTCCGGCGTTGACGAGTGCCTGAATCTCCTTGACGTCCTCAACCGTCCATCCACCAGGCAACGCGGCCGTCACCGGTGATTCCGGTTGTTCGGCTGCCGCTTCGCTCAGTTCGGCCGCCGCTTCATCGAACAGCCTTTCATAGTCAGTATCGGACAGTGTTCCGGTCGGCTCAATGGCTGGCGCACTGGATTCTGCTTCGGTCTTGGCTGCTGCGGCTTCCTTGAGCGCGCGATCAGTTGCTCGCTCCATGACCTCAAAGAACTCGCCGGTATAGGTATGCTCGGTCGGCTTTACTCCGGCTGGGTCATCAACCATGAATGAGATCCGCGGCACGCCGAGGCCGTCCGGTGTCGGAGTGACAGCGGTGATCGTTAACGGATCAGGGAAACGCGAGGACAGCCCGTTATTCATGCGCCGCGCGCGAATCACATCCCCGACGGCCATCGTCCGCGCCTCATCACGCGCCGCGCTTTCTGTCGCTTCTTTCTCGGCCTGCTCCTGCTTGACCTGTTTAAGAATAGCCGGTAGCGAGGCGCGCAGATCATCGAGCGCCGTTTTCCACTCATCTCCATGCTTCGGCCGATTCTCGGCCCATTTCAACGCATCGAGGCGCAGTGCTTTGATTTCTGCATCGTAGACCATCGACTTGGCGAGGGCGTCGAACCATTGGGCAAAGCGTTCACGTTCTTCGCCCAAGGGATACGGCGTACCTCGGTGCGTCTTGTCCGTCACCATGCCCTCGCCGGACCATTCCGGGTTGACGAGGTAGGTTGACGTGCCATTAAGCGCGTCGCCAGTCCAGCCTTCAAAGGCGCGGGCGAACAACTCCAGATCATTCGACCAGTACGGGTCTTTGGTCTTGTTGCCGTCGAGCTTAATAGCCTCCTTGTAGTACGTCGAAAGCTGGTGACTGGCTCCGCTGTAGTAGTCAATCGCCCGGCGTGCGTTTTCCAGCCGCCCGGCATCGGTTTGTGCCGATCGCTTGTCGCCTTTCCACCATGCATCACCGCCCAGCATGCGCATGACGCCCGCTTTGACTGCATCAAAGTGATAGGCGTACTTGAGATCGGCCTTGATTATCGAGATCGCCCGCGCCAGATGCGCATAATCCCCTTCGACAGACAGCCGCTCCTGTGGGGTCAGGTCCATCGCATGCGCCCATTCGTGGGCGACCGTGCCATCGCCGCGCGTGTTGGTGACATTGATTACTGGTACCGTTCCTCCGTCTGGATGCGGCTGCGACGGCGCGTAGTGCGCGGCGAACTTGCCTTGTCCGAGCGCGCCGATCGTGAAATGCAGTTTCCCGCCGAGCGCGATCGACTCCGGCGGAACATTCAGCAACTTGGCCAGATCGAGGAAAGCATCGTAGGCATAATTCAAGTGATCCTGATCCTGCCGAGAATTAACCCACTTTCCGAAACCGACGTCGGCAAAGTTGAATTTTCGCTTGAACTGCTCCGGACTGACATTGGACCCGCCGCGATAGTCTTCACCGGTACGCTCGACGTGATCCAGCCTAGGCGGTACCAGCGCCGCCTTCTTGGTCGTCGTCAGTGCATCATTCTCCTTATCGATCAGTCCGCGCAGGCTGTAGGTCTGGTCTCTCAGGTTCTTGCCGTTCCACGCGAATCTCCAGGCGGTACGGTCGGGGTGCGACAGCAGCGTTGCTACCAGTTTCCCGGTATCGCTGTAGTTCTTCTGGTCGTAGACGTTGAACGTCATTTCCTGCGATTCGTCGCCCCACAGGACGGACTGCAGCGCGCGCGCCGCTTCCTCGACGGTACCAGCGGCTCTTACCCCGTCGGTCAGCAGGCTCATCAGCGTCGCGTATTCCTGTGCGGCGTCACGCAGCTTGGCAATCCGTTGTTCCCGAGTGCTGGCCAGTTTGATTTCATCAAAGAACGAACGCGGCGCGTCCGGATTCTCCAGATCATCTTTCAGGTAGGCCTTGCCCTCCAGGTAGAGGCTCATGCGGGCCGTATCCGTGTTACCAACTCGGCCGTATAACCGCTGTAGCATGCCGCGCTCGGTAATCCACTGCTTGAATGGCATCACGCCGTAGCGCATCTGCTCCATCCAGCGCAGCGTTCCGGGAGTTGCCAGATCGGCGACCATGCCGCGCATCAGGTCGGCGCGGCCGGTGGCCAGATCAAGCGCCGCAATCACCGCTTCGTTGTCGCTATCATCGCGGATTTTGGCTTTCTGTTTGTCGAACCAGCGGCGCAGGTCGGCCCCGGTGTTTTCCAGCTTCTTCGCCCGCTTTCCGGAGAACGCTGCGCGCCCTTCCGGCGTCGTCAGCCATTCGCGTGCGGTATCGTATCCCTTGGCCGCTGCTGCATTGCCCGGGAGCGTCGACTTCGTCTTGCCGGCCAGGGCATGCGCCCATCCCTGCAGGAAAGCGTCCTTCTGATCAGCCTGTAGCTCGGCTTTAACGTAGGCGAGATTCGCCGGGTCATGTCCTTTTTCGGCCAGCGCATCCTCTTTGTCGATCGCCTCAGCCTGTTTGAGCGATTCTTTCAACCCCTCGAAGAAGGATGGCGGCAGTACCGGCTTGTTGTCGGCCAGTAGGCTGGAGAGTGCCCGCGCCCGGTCGCCATCGCCGGCAATCGCCGCCGCGTGTATTTGATCCCCAAGCCACTGCGCTACCTGGCGCTCGATCTCGACATCTAAATTGTGCGGGCTGTTGGTCGCCGCATTGATAACGGCCGGAACCTGGCGCATCGCCTCGAAAACCTCGGCCTCGGCAGCGGCGCGGGCTACTTCCTGCGATTCATCGGCCTTGCGGCTCGACTCGCGCTGTTGTTCCAGTTTGTCGTAGGACTCCTGCAGCGACTTCCGTTCGCCCGGTCCGATATCGGCCCACTTGGAACCTGACAGACGATGTACGACAGCGCGCATGCCCCCAATATAGCCGTTGGCAATCGCCTCGTGCTGACTGTAGCTCATGGCGTCCCATAGTTCGCCAGTGAGCAAGTATTGATAGGGTATCGAAGCGGGGGTTGCTTCGGTAGGAACAGCATCACTTGCCGAAGGGGTGTTTTCTTCTGCCTTCGACTTGTTCGGATGCTCGGCCCTGAACTTCGCATCTTCAGCAATGCGCTTCTTGATTTCGTAGGGAGTAACGGCCTGCTTTCGTTCTCCCATCATTCCCTGGCGGATCGTTACATAATTCCGTGCTGCAACATCGTCAATTAAGTCGGCATCAAGAGACCATTCGTTTTCGCCGTACTCGTCCAGCAGAATGCTTCCGGCTTTGGCCAGAACAGCGCCGGTCTTTGCACTTTCCAACCGCGCATCGCGCTCGGCATAGCGCTTAGATAACTCGGCCTTGATCGCCGCCACGTCGGGCGCCATGGCATTGATGATAGTTTCATTGACGGCGCCACCGTCCCATCCCTTCCTCCGCTCTGATGCAATGAAGCTGTCCGCCCAACTATCGGCGCGTTCGAGGTCGGCAAGGGATACCGACGACAGATCAGCCGTGTTGACGACGGTGTTGTAGTTCTCCCCCCATTTACGAAAGCTGCGCTCCTGGTTGCTTTCTTCAGGCTTTTTCGGGGTCGCCGCCTCGCTCTTTGTTTCGTCGGCCTTCTCATACCCCTTCAACACCCCCGCGACCGCCGGATCATTCGCCCAGGCAACCGCATTCTCGTTGCTGCCAAACAGGAATCCCGGCACCGCGCCGGACCCCTTGAACGACGAGTAGCGCCCGCGGTGCTTGATCGCTGTCTTGTTGAGTGTCTGATAGTCCTCGCTCGATGTGCGGACGGGAACGACGACAGCGAACTTGGTTTCTCCGGTTTTGGTGTGCTGGAAAGACTTGATCTCGATACCGAAGGGCAGTTCTGAAGCGGTATTCTGTGCATCATCCTCGTTTGCAACAGGATTTTGCGCATTCTCTGCAATATCTGTATTTATTTCACCAGGCGCGGATTCAGTTGCCTCCTGGTTGAATTCAGCGCTAACTTCAGCGTCCTTGTTTTCAGTAGGGGCGTTCTTCTCAGCCACAACCAAGGCTTCACGAGTCGCTTCAACCGCATCAGAAAGTGTCTTGAAACGCTTATCGACAAGCGATATCTGCGGTTTGCTGACCATATTGACGTGCATAAGCCGATAAGGAAATACTCTCTCATCGGGGTTGCGATTCAGCGAGACGACGGTCTCTTTTTCAATCAACTCACCGCTTCGGTTATAGGGGCCAAAGTACCGCGCCTGAATGTTTGGGTTATTGTTGAACGGGCTTAGGCCCAGTTCAGCCGCGGCAGCAACAAACCGGCTTTCGTCATTTTCAACGGCGGGTTGTTGTTCCGATCCTTGCGCTTCTGCTTCGATGGCTTGAGCGGCTTCCGGGATTGTGGCATTGTTTTCCTCGGGTTGAGTGGGGTTGGGTTGGGTTTGATAGGAATTACCGGAGGGTGAGTGCAGGACCTGGATAACCTTCTGGTTTCCGTTCTTGTCGCCGGCGTGCTGACCCCATTGCGACATGGCCACGACTTCAGCCCGGTCCTGATCGACAGCGGCATCGACCGCCTTGTTTTCTTCGCGGGTTGCCTTGATCAAGCCTTTTCCGCCAGCGACCAGCTTGTCGAGCGTGAAATCGTTGGCCAGGCTGAAGGTTCCGGTGAGCCCGGGAACGCGGATCGCTGGGCGCGCCGTGCGGCCATTGACGATTATTCCGCCGTTGGCGGCCTTGATCGCGGCCCAGACCTCTTGCGGAGACTCGCCAAGGCGTGGCTTACTGCGTGCAGATTCCTTTGGCGAAGGTGCCATATTTGGCACTTTGTAAGCCAGAGCCTTCGTCGTATCACCTTTCTTCACCCAGTCCTTAAACTGGTCAACGCTCATTTCGGTAATGGCGCCGCGCCGTTGTGGCCCCTTGCCATCGGAGAATCCGGCATCGTAGAGTTTGGTTGCTTCAGCCTCGTCGCGCACGTTGCCGATTGCTTTGTGCTCATCGAACTTTCCGGTATCAGCGTCGATCTGGTCGACGACAAACACCTTTTTGCTGTGCGGCGCATTACCCAGGTACAAATCCACTTGATCGCCATCGGCGCCAAGGGTCTTCTTAACGTAGCCATAATGCCCGGGCATGGTTACCGACCAGGCTTTCCCATTTGGGTCGGTTCCTGAACGTTCAGAGCCCTTTGGGTTCTCGATCGCCAGGTTCAGCCCGTTCCATTCAACATGACCCTTGGCATAGTTACCCGCTTCTTTCTGTGCGTCGCTTGGTTGTGTGAGGTCGTTCTGATGGCTGGTTGCCGCCGTATGCGCCGCTTCATCGATGCGATTGCGCAGTGCGTTGTGCGCCACCAGGAATTCGGCCGGATTGTTCAGCGGATGCGTCGCCCCGGTTTTCGGGTTGAGCAGGGCGCCATCCTTGATTTCCGTGTAGCCATGCGCTACGCGATCACGAATCAGGTTGCGGGCGGCCGTGCGCTGTTCATCGGCGCGGGCTGCATCGACCCTGGCTTGTGTCTGTGCTTCGGCAATGGCAATAGGATCAGGGGCGGCCGGCACGCTGGGCGCCGCTTCGGCGGGCTTGGTTTCTGACGTCGTAGCCGAGGGGTCCTCGCCAAACACATTATTGAAAGCCTCCAGCGTCTTGGCTTCCATGTCGTCGTCCGGAACAACGGTGGAAGAAGGAATGCTAGGCGATGTTTCAACAGAAGGAATGCTCGGCGTAGCAGGAAGGCTAGGATTGCTAGTCTCGCTCGGCATGCTATCAATGAGCGGCGCGGGTACCGGCGCGGCGGAAGTGTCAACCGGAGTGTCAACTGACGCCGGCAGCGCCGGATAGGTGGGCGGTGCGGCAAGTTGTCCGGTTCCTGGATCGTTGGGGATGCGTTGCGCCTCGCCCGGCAAGACGCCTTCGTCAGCAGAGGGTGCCGTCTGCCCCATGTTGAAGTTTCTCGGCCCGAATAGTTGCTCCAGGTTGTCGAGCGCCTGCGCACGCACGGAAGGATGCAGGGCAGGGTTTCGCCCGATTGCCCAAGCGTGCAGCGCATCGGTGATGGTCTCAGGCCCGAAGCGAGGATCGCTGCGCATCTGGCGGATCAGATCCTTGCTCTCGATGGTCGGGGCCATGGCGGCAACGCGTTCAGCCAGCGGGTCGGCGGGCGCCACCGGTGCGGCGGTCGGCATGGCGGCCTGTCCTGCGGCGGCGGCGGCGGATAGCGGACCACGCGGAGACGGAGGCGCGGCGGGAGTCTCGGCCACCAAGCCATTATCAGCCATCGACTTGGCTTTGGCATGCTGCATAGCCGTCATTGGAGAACCAAGCGCAAGACCGCCGCTGAACCCTAAAGCGGCTCCGGTCAGGGATTGGTCGATTGTTTCAGATGACATCGGGTCTTGATGTGCACCCCAGGCTTCGAGTGGGTTCTGTACCAGTTCCTCGGCGCCTTCTTCGGCGCCATTACGCAAGATATCCTTGCCGGCGCTTTTAATCACATGGCGCGAGGCTTGGGCCGGAGTCATTCCGGCTGTCTCCTTGGCAAACTTGGCGGCGAGTTGCTTGGCGCTGCCCTCAAACCCTTCGCCAATCATGCGCCCGAGCAAGCGCTGCGGACCCATTCCGAATTCAACAGCGGCTGCTGGCAAGGCCCCTGCCAAGGCTCTGCCTTTATCATCGGCTTCCGGGTTTCCGTTGGCGACTTCCTGGTCCTGCGTCTGACGTATTCCTCCATATTCTTGTGCCAGAGTCGGTAGCCCCATTCCGGCCCAAGCGCCGATCTTCTGTCCAAGCGCTGCATTACCAAAACGGGCACCAAGAATACCGCCAAGTACCCGGCCGGCTGCACCGCTAGCAACATTGGCCGGCATCTGTGCGATCGCGTTTCCGGCGCCTTCCTTGAGCGTTTCTACCGGACTATCAATAACGTCCGACAGGCTCTGAATCCCCATCGGGTTATTTTCCTGAACGCGATCGCCCCACTTTCCAAGACGATCAAAAGCGCCAATTCCGCCGATGACCGGGATATCCTTGGCTGACCTGGCTAACGCTGACGCTTGCTGACCGACGCCCGACTTGATCGAGGTAACGAACCCAGGATCATTCATTTCCGGATTCGCCAGTTTCTTCCTCGCCAACTCCAGTTCTTTCGGGTCGACCTCTGAAGTACCAAGCGCTTTACGCGCCTGGTTCAGTTCGTCTTGGTCAATGTCGGTTACGCTAGTGTTGGCCATGGAATAAACGCCCTAGTAGAGATGTGCTGCAATTATCGCGGTTCAATCGTGCTATGTGCTCAAACTTGCTTGGCCATATGGTCGAAGTACGCCCGTCCGAGCCGTTTAACCACATCGGCCGGAATGATGAAAGAGCCTTCCTTGACCGGGCGCGACTCGCCCTGGTGATACTTGGCCAGCAGTTCGTTAAGCCGATCGACACCGACCTTGGCGACGGCCGCAGGGGGAAGCTCATATTCGCCGGCCGAAACCTTGATCGGCTGTCCGGTTTCTTCCACATGCGCCGGGATCGAATCAGAAACACCGTTTCCAGGACCGCTGATGACTTCTCCGCCGCTGGCCATCTTTGCCTTTCCGGGAATGCAGCCGCCTTTGGCGAACTTGCCAATGCCGCCGACGCACCCGCCATGGGCAAACTTTCCAGCCAACGCTTTATCGGCTGCGCCCGGACCGTATTGTTCATCTATAGCCATTTTCATAGCCTTTGATGGGTTGGCGCGCAATTGCTTCAGATGATCGGGGGTTAGGGTAGCAGAGGCGGCTTGCTGTCCAACAGGAACTATCTTTTTCGTCGCTACGTCCATAATGTATGGACGACTGACCTTTGTTGGAATCCCGCCTATATCGACAACTTCTTCATTCGGAATAATCTTGATCTGATCTCCGAGTTTCGCCTGATACTGCTGAATGAACTGAGATCGCTTTTCCGGGTCGGTGATCGACGCCAGCCGCTCGTTCAAGTCCTTGGCCGCCGCGCTCATCATCGGATTGCTGGCCTCGTGCTCTGCCAGGCGATCCTTGCTGCGCTGCTGCTCCAACGCCATATTGCTCTTGGCCAGGTTTTCGGCCGCCAGTTCAGGATCACTGTTCAATGCTGCCAGTGCCGCATAGTCCTTGTTGCGCAGGGCGCGATCACGCTGGATGCCGCGGATCTCGGCCTTCATCTGGTCCGTCGCCGCCATATTGTTGCCGTATGCGTCGTAATGGCCGTTTGGATCACGCGCCGGCTGCGCGGAAGGCTGTCCACCGGGAAGGAAGATCGTTCGCCCGCTCTTGTCGGTGATATAGCCGCCGCCCTCCGGCGCCTTCAACTGTGTTGCATCGACCGGACTGGTGCCCTGGATGGTCTGCGCCTGCGGGCCGACTCGGATAGCGCCGCTGCGCATGGGCGCCTGTACGGGGTCGGGAATGAAACGGGGATCGGCCAAGGATGGCGCGGGGGCTGCTGCTGGCGTCTCCTGGGTTACGGGCGAACCGGACAGCGGGGCGTTGGCATTCTGCGGTTTAACATGGACTGTTGCCGGCGTCGCCGCCGCTGTTTCAGTGCTTAATGGGGCGCTGACGCCGGGAAGTTGGCCAACTCCCTCACGATAGGCGTCATTGAACGACTTTTCTCCTTTGGGCAAAGCCCATCCACCCAACAGATCAAGCCCTTTCGTTCCCCAGTCCCCCGCGCGCAAGGCGACTTCCTTGGTCGCTCCGATCGCCTTGTTGATACCCGGCCCTTCGTACCCCGGTTCATCTTCGCGCAATCCAGCCACCTTGATGGCGTTATCCCCAAGCGCGTCAACCGCCGCCATGGCCGGAACCGCGATGTTGGCGATCTTACCCACCCCGCCGATCACGCGGCGTACCAGGCCCGGTTTAGACGCAAGCGGTGCAGCAACTTCTGCTGTCTGCGCCGCTGCCGGAGCGGTTGGAGCGGTTGGAGCCGGGCGTACTTCAGGGCGAGGGCTTCCCTTCGGCGGAATCCGCGAACGAACCTCTGCGTCAAACTTGGCGCGATCGGTTGGCGGAAGGCTGGGTTCTGCGGGAGCCATTCCTGGCCCTGCGGCGCGGCCGGCATCGCCCTGGCTGAACCAGCGCGTACTATCCGAGTTCGGCACGCCACCCATGCGCACATTGGGGCGCTCGGTAGCCATGATAGGACTGCTAGGCTTGCTCGTTACCGCAGGCTCAACAACAGGCGCGGCGGATTGCGTAGGCGGCAGGGGAGTCGCCTGAGCGGGAGCCGGGGCACTGGTCGGAACCGCGGCTGTCCTTCCCGCAGCCTGTTTGCCAACCCCTACTTGCGGCAAGGTTCTGCCTTCGGGAACGCCGAACTGCCCGGCTGGGCCTTGCAGCGGAGCGACGGGCTCATAAGCAGGCTGCGGGAAGGACAGCCGCGGCGCTTCCTTGGCGGCCGGAAATGGGTTGTTCGCGTGCACGTCGTTTCCAGCATTGCCCAGTCGCGCCTGGTTGATCTGCTCATTGTAGATCGGGTCGAGGCTACCGCCGTTGGCAAAACCGACTTCGCCGCCTTCCGCATGCCCTTTGACCTTCCCGCCGCAGGCATACCCATCTACCGCTTTGTCAATCTGCGCCTTGCGCCCGCCGCTGAGCAGGTTATAGACGCCGCCCAGCCCGCTGAACTTCTTGGGCTCGGGCGCCGGGGCCGGGGTTGTTGCGGGCGCCGGAGCGGGCGCGGGCGCAGCCGGCTTCTCGGTAATCGCGGCCCCGGTTCCACCGTACTTGGCATTCATGCGCGCCATCACCTGTTCGGGCGTCTCTTTGACTTCGCCGCCTTCGGCATAGCCGGTTCCGGCGTAAAGCGGCTGTTCCGCCAATTTTCCGCGCAGCGTTTCCATATTGGCCGTTTGTTGGCGCAGCATCGACGCATCTGCCGAGGACCCCGGAGAAACGCTACTTATTCCGCCTTTTCCGCCCAGCGTAACCGGCGCATTCGTCGGGTTGCTCATCTGGTAGCGCTCCGTGTTGGACATCTCGCCCATGGCGTTTCCCATGGCGATCGTCTGGTCCAATTTTTCCAGCGGGCTGGAGTCTCTGCGGGAGCGGACGCCGGGTGCGACCGGGCTAGGTCCCGTCCCTACACCTCCAAAGTCTGACATTCCAGGCATGGGAATCCCCGTCGCCGGCACGCCGGGTTCTGGCGGCGCCAACAAACTTCCTTGCAGCGTCGTATTCAGCGCTGTGCTATTGCCGTAAGCATCTTTCGCTCCGGTAATCGCGGTGCTTGGCCCGCTATCTCCGGCCACCTGACCGAACGCATTGCCCGTGCGTGTTACGCCAAACAACTGATTATTCATGTTCGGTTCCATGTTGTTTCTCCCAGTGATCTTAACGGTTCATGCGCTCTTGCGGTGCTTGTTTTTACAGAGGATCAGGTTCCATTCACGCCATACGACGTGCCCGCTGCCGCGTGCAAGTTGTTGAACATGCTCGTCGCCATTTGTGCGAAGGCTGCGCACTCGGCCATCAGGGCCTCAAGCTTATTCTTGATCAGCGTCAGATCCACCATCTGGTTCTTCTCGGCAATCGTCAGCGTCTTGCCGGTGTTGTACTGGTACGACGACGAGATGGCCTTCTGCGCCTCGGTGCGCGCGTTGTAGAAACTACTGGCGGCACTGATCAGTTTGCTGTTGGCATCTATACCCAACCCAACAACCTGAGCCGAATTGGACATGGCAGGAATCAGGGACTTCACGTATTCAAGCGCAGAACCAATAGCCATCTGCCGCAGATTGAGAACCTTTTCAACTACCCACTTCAGTTGCTCGACCGACATCATTGTGAGCTTTCGGCTGCTCTCGGCCATTGCGTCCTGCTTCTTCTGGGCAAGCTGCAACTGGAACGACGCCATCGCCCCCGCAGGCATTGGAAACCGCATACCCGCCATCTTGGCCGTTGCGGTATCGCTCGCCCGGTTGAACTCCCTTGTAATGCGGGCATGGTCGTCAGCCTCGATCTGTGCAGCAACCGCAGCAGGAAGCCCAGTTGTACTCGCCAGCGCATCACTTAGCCACTGCTCGGCTGCGTCGAAATTAGCCTGGTCGTTGGGGAAATAGGTGCTGATGATATATGTCGCCTTGGCCGTCAGATCCGCGAACCCTTTTGCGTACTCGGTTTCGTAATCCGTCATGATCATCGACGTATCGACGTTCGACGGGATGTTGACGACAGGTTCGTTGACCGCGATGACCGGGATGTCACTCACTGACCCGATGTGCGGGTCGCCGGCAGTAGGTAGCCACAAGCCGATGTCGTCAATTTTCTGCTCGAAGTAGTACGCTTTCTCGTTGGCTTTGTCCCAGGATTTATTTATCAGTGTAGCGGCAAACTCCAGCGATGCTAGAGCGCCAGGGGTAAACGTTCCTGCCGGAACAGAAACGATAGATGAAGGCACGTAGAAAGGGGCGTGGCCGCTCATTTAGATTTTCCTTTTTGAATTGATTGGTGCGGGGCTGGCTACTGACAATTTGAATTCAGCGCCTCCTGTGTTGCGAATGGTTATGTCGAACCAGTTGGCGCACAGCCCCTTCCCAGGATCGGCCCGTTGAATCTGCATCCCACTACCGCAACTACGGGTATCGTAGCTATATTCAACATACTGTTTCGTGCGCTGATCAATGCTCCCGACGGTAATGTTCATTGGCTCTTCTGAATCGACGCCAAGATAAAATGCTGGTAAGTGTTTAAGCTCTTCCGTTCCAAAATCCAACTTTCCCAGCCCGATAACGGAGTCTACTAATCCTTCTGCGATTTGGTAGATACCGTCCTCCTTCGTGCCGAGATCACCGCTGTCCGAAGTGAAGTCCCATCCTGTGTAAGTCGAGGCACGATTGTTCTCAAGATTCATGCAGTAGCCGCAGGAGACAACGCGCATGTAGCCTTCCGTCTGCAGGATGATCGAGTTTCCAGAAGCCGGAACCGTCACGTCCACATTGTCGTTCATTGGCGTAGTCACTTGCCCCATCGTATCGGCCAGCACAACGCCCATCGGCCCGAACCATCCGACAATAGGCTTGTCCGGTACTGCAAATTCCGTCCCAGGGACCGCGCCATACGGCAGAACGTCCCGCACCATCGCCTCGACGTTCGCCAGATCACCACCAGGGAACCAGTGCGTCTTAGCCGCCACGATGTAGGTTCCAGTCTGCGCCTCGATGGCCACCGATACCGGCGCGGGAAAGTCAATGTACCCCGCACTGGTGCCGTCTTCGTTGACGGGAACGTAGTACCCGATCTTCCACGGTGAGCCAACATAGACCCGGTTTCCGGTGATAGAGCACAGCCTCCCGTTGGACATGAATAGGCGACCGGCAGGTAGCGGGCTTTCAAACCGCCCGTTGCTCTCGCGTCCGGCAGCCAGTGTGGTGCAGTCGTAAGTAGTTGCCCCCGCTGGAACTTGGGCCAGCCACATCGGAACCTCGCCGTTGGCGCTGGACAGGTAGATGTTCGTGTGTGTCGCGCCCGTCGGTGCCGTAGGCAGGGTCACCCGGATGCCGCCCGTTGTCGTCAGGTGAATGTTCTCGGACGCGCTGATCCCGGACTCTTCCCCCGTCGCGTTGTCGCCGTAGCTGATACCAACTTGATACCATCCAGCCAGCAGACCACCACCGATGATCGAGAGCGCCGTACCTAGTGCGAGGGTCGGCGTAGCCAGAGCCATCGGATGCCACGCGCCCGCTGTGATGCGACCCGAGTCTGTGCCGTTACTGAAGAACAGATCATCCCCGAAGGCCACGTAGGTCAGCGCGGCGTTGCTGGTAAGCGTCTTCAGCGCGGCGCCCTGCGTGACTACTGCGCCAGCGACGGTGAAGGCGTAGAGCACGTTGGCGACCACGTAGTACCCGGTCGTGTCGCTCGTCTTGTAGAGGCTGTGCACGCCAGACAAGGCATGGATAAGCTTCATGGCGCGGCGTCGTCGCACCCGGCCTGCGTTGTCGATGTCGATGTCCTCTGCTGGATTCAGGAAGTCTCCGACCTTGTCGACGTGCAGGGCGAATAGTGGGATCCGGTTATTGAGGCCGAGGAACGGGCCAAGGGGGATTGTTTTCATTATGCCCATCCTACAAAGGGTAGTGGAGATACAAAATTGTCGAAGCCTAACAGCACGCGCACCCCCTGCCCAAATACCGCACCTTCGAGGCTAACCCGAGTTGTCCAGGTCTGCTCCACAACGGATGTATCCGTCCCCGAAAAAAACGGAGCCATCGATGTCGTCGGGTAAAACTGGTGCGCCCCTGTACTGGTAACTAAACTGTTGCATATGATGCTAGATGTGTTGGTTGGGTCCGGGGTGTGTGGGTACATAGTAGCGGCAGGCGAGAGATTACTTGTCCCTCCACCGTATACTGTAATTGCTACCCCGTTTAACTCGTAATCGGTAACGTACGTTAACCCTGTAGAGTCCCCGGAGCCGTAACTCTGCGCGCCTGTCTCTGTCCTGTAGGTGTCCTTTTGCCCCCAGCTATATGCCGCTTCTGCATCGAAGAACGGGATAATCAGAGCGATATACCCGGTCTCGCTGTGGGTTCCGTTGTAGTCAAACCGTCGCATCGAAATCGTGCCAACGTGCGTGACTCTGTACGATACACTCCCTAGATCAACTGCCGCTCCTGGCTGGTAACTCCCGCCGATATAATAGGGAGTCGTCCCACCCCCGTACGTGTTTAGGTAGCCTACAAGTGTTTCTCCAACAATGGAGTTAGCAAGATTAACTGTGTAATGCTGTGAGTTCCCGGAAAACCAGTCGGTTGTTCCACCCCAAGTTTTATTAGATACGCCGCTTCTTCGGTAGGTATACCCCTCCGTAGGCATGACCGAGGAGGTGGATTCCGAGTAGAACCCTGTGACCATTGCCCGGTTCGTCCTTGCGCGTTCCTCCGCGCTGGCGTCTTCTAGTCCGATCGACCCGTATATGTTTAGGTAGCCAGGTTTTGAAAGCGCCCAGTCATACCGACCAGCCCAAGTCACGGGGTTCGGTTCGACCATATACTCAACAGCGCTTTGCCCTCCTGACATGGTGTACCTGAATACCTCCAGAGAGTCTCGTTTGTAGAAACAGTACACAGGAGCGTCCCCGAACCTTGGACCCCACAACTCACCGAATATCTCCAGGACGTTCTCCCCCCACAACGGAGAAGCAATTACCTGTGCCCACTTGTCGCTTTTCCACTCTGCCGGCCCTTCAACTGTCTGTAGGACAGCCGACCACCTGGACTTCTCATCCATTATGGAAGTCGACGTATCCCGGTTGAAACTTACGCGATAGTGGGTCGATCTGTACTTAAAAGTTATACCTCCAGCGGGTATAACGTCAGTCCTAATAATGTCAGCAGACGTCCCACTCCAGTTGAACTTCCACCCGTAGCCAAACATGTCGCACCCTGGATTTCCGGGGATGGCAATCCAGAACGAGTTGCTTGCGTCAGGGAGTGAGTACGCCAGGATGTAGGCTTCTAGCTTGTCGTAGTCGGCGTGCCCCGGGGATGTTTCCAACCATTTCTTTACGATAGGGGTCACCCGAGCGTCGCGTTTCAGTTTGGTGATCTTCACGCCGGCATTGTCGATGTCGAGTAGCCAGTGCCGGAATTCTGTATCAAGGTAGATTCCACTGTTGGTCGTCAGCTTTGCGGCACTCACTTTTGAGTCGAGTTGGAACGTTCCCCCCGCCGATAACCGCCAAGCCCATGCCTGAAGCTCCCGCCCGTACTGGGCCTGTGCGTAGAGCCGAGCCTTGCCGCAAAACATGCTTGGTCCAGCGAAGGCGATGGCTAGCTTCTTGGCGTAGAGAACGTCGAGTAAGTCCTGATCCCTTGCCCCGAACGTGTCGGGCTTTACCTCGAACGAAAAAGCAGTCGCGTTCTCTGACGGTGGTTCGCACCGCATGCTCTTGGGCCATAGTTTGCCGAGTAGTTGTTTGAGCGATTGATAGAGGCGCTGGTTTGTACCGTAATGCAGAATCCCGTTATTGAACCGTTCCGGGCTTTCGGTCCCCATGCCGTTCAGGTCAATGGCCCCGGAGTCCATGAAGATCGGCAAGTCGGTTTCGATTTGAACTTGAGGAAGGTTGGAGAACTGTGGCATGCCGTTCTTCGTGCGCAGAATTGTTTCCAGCCCTGTTGCCGCGTCCTTCTGAATGCGCGTCCGGAAGCCATCTGATCCGCCGATGGCATCAAGCATCTGGCGTTCGTTGGCTGTGCCGATGGGCGTCCCGGTACGCGTCGGGAAAAGTTCACCAAATTTCTTGTCGAAGAAACTCACAGTAAAACCTCGACTCGCGGTTGCCTCGTCCTTACGTACATTCGCCGATCGGTGCTTGCCCTTGCGTCATCCACGGACAAATACCCTGTTACGCCGAGGATGACGGGTGTTGCCCCAGTGATGCCTACCACGCTTCTCACGGTCCCGGTTGCGTCTATCGAGATGCCGACGGGAATGGCCCCCGTTAAAGACACGCCATGCCGCATGGTCCCAGAGCAGGATAGGCGAATCGGAGCACTTGCGGATAACACCCTGCCGTGGGCCAAGGCAGCAGAGGCACCGACAGGAATCCGCACAGCGCCCGAAATAGCACCCCCCGCGTTTAACTGCCCAGCAGCAGAAACGGGTATCCCCACCGCCCCTTTGACGTTTATCGCGGCGAAGCCCGCGCCTTGCACAGAAACGATAACCGGGCAATCCCCTGACAGGGAGTACGGAACGCCCCCGGAAGCGATGCACCTTACAGCGATTGGCACGGCTCCGTCGATGTTGACTGCCGCCATCACCGTGCCGGAAGCCGTCAGCGGAATCGGTATTTCGCCTGTGCAATAAACCGGACCAAGCAATGCCGCACTACACGATACAGGGACCGGGATGTTTCCGGAAATAGACTGCTTGACTTCAAGTTCTGCAAAAACGCCTACAAGTACGGGGACGTTTCCCTGCGCCTGGTAGGGCACGCTTCCTGCTGCGGTTACGCCGAGCGGTATCTGTACCGCCGCCGTCGAGACAACGCCATGCACCGCCGCCGCAGCGCACCCTACAGAAACAGGGATAATCCCTTCGGCAAGCAGGGGGAAGGTGAAGTTAACCGCATTACCTGCCGGTGCAGTGTAGGCCGCACTAGACTGTACGAAATGTACAGCGTTACCGGCAGGAGCGGCGTAGCTCATTGCTTAGACGTAGAACTTGAAGCTCGTCGCAATGATCGGGCCTAGCGCTTTGATGTTCGTCGTATTGAGCTGCAGCGCTCCGCCGCCGCCCGTATTCGTCACGTCGACATCGCACTGCGCCACGCCCGCCGAGTTATAGCATCTGGCCCAGGCCGCCACTCCGTCATTGTCAGCAGATGCATCCTGTGTAATCCCCGGCGCTGGTGCGCAAATCAGGTTGGACTTGGTGTCATCCGTACCATCAACTGCAGGCCCTGCCGAGCAGGAATCCGAGAACGTCAGTCGGCCAAGCTTCGTCCCTGTTTCGGCGTCCGTGATTTTCGCAGGCATGGGAGCGGTGTATACATCGAAGTACCCTGCCCCGGAACCGCTGTCGATTCCGTTCTGCACTTGCGACAGGATGTTGTTGCGTATCGTGAGGTTGAATCGAACGATTGCCATAGTGATGCTCCTTGTTAAAACGGGGTGATGTTGTGGATGGTTGGCGACGCCGTGGTATTGTCGAAAATGCACGTCGCATAATGCGGGGTGGCGTCCAGCGCATCGACAGAGAACACGCCTCCTGTCGAGGTCGTTATTCCGGCCAGCGCGCCATCCGACTCCCGGTGGACATGAACCGGCTTAGCAACAAGGGTGTTGGAAGCATCGCGCACGGTCCCTGAGACAGCAACCATTGCTTCAGCAAACGTAGCGGAAGGGACGCCTTGTGGCCGAGCAGCGCGGGTTACTAAAAGGTCATCTATTTTTGCCGTGCTGTAGTTAGCCCCGTTATCGCCGCCGACAACGATATACGACGTATTCGTCATCAGCGCCCCCGATGCTGTTCCAGAGCAGAAGGAAGTCCCGTTCGCGTAGGCGGTAAAGGCCGTCCCTGACCGAATCAGTTCTATGTAATATCGGGTGCCAGCGGTTAACGTTAGCGTTGACGTGGAAACGAAGGCCGAGCTTGATCCGGTAATGGAAATGCTTAGTACCATGTGCCCCGTGGCGTCAACGTAAAGGTGCCAAGGGGCGTATACCGCGTTCGTTAGCCGTTTCGTGTGGATGGTCTGGTTCGCGCCCAATGCCGAAGTCGTGAAGAAGCAGCCGATGTGGAAATCCCCGCTACCTAAATCAAGGTTGGCTGCGTGCGCAATGGTTAAATAGTCCCCCGCGCCATCAAACCCAGCCGAGTAGCCGCTGAAGCTGCTTGCATTAGTGACCCTGGCGGCGTTGCCTAAAAGGGCAACTGTATGCCCTTTCAGGTCTGTCAGACCCGTGTCGCTCATGTGCATGGCAACAACCACGCTGTTCCAGTAAGGATCTCCCGCCATTATTTAGTCCTCTTGAGAAATGTCATCGTCGCCTGTCGAAGCGTCACGTAAATGTTCTTCGCTACGATACGAACGTACATTGCGTAAGGGGTGGTTGGCATGGTTATCCGATCACGCCGACAAAGCGGTTTGATGTGCTGACCACTTTGTTCTTGTTACCTATCGCCGTTGCCGTTGTTTCGGTGCGCTGGACGATCCACATCTGATCCTGTACTAACCGCACGTCGAGTCGTTTGATCCGCTTCTTCCCCGGACGAGAGACGGACTGCGCGGCGGGTTGCTGCACGTCGGCACGCGACTTGCGTACCAGCGTCATGGTCGGCGTCTCGGCGCACAGGGTCAGTCGGTCGACGAAGATGGTTGCTCCGGTTCCGGTGCCTGCGGTAATCGCCAGCATGTGTTGTGCCAGCGTTCCCGAGGAAAGTCCGGACAGCGTCTTGGCTTGGACGGCGAGCGTCGGCATCAGAAGGTCACTCCGTTAAGCACGGCATTGGCAATTTCAAGGCGCTCTGCTGGGGTTGTCGAACGATTGATGTGCGACCAAACGGCGTCGGCAATACTGGAGGCGCTTGGTCCCGAACCAGTCGCCACCGTGATCAAGCCGGAGCTGTTGCCGATCAGCATGCTGACTTGGTTTACCACCTTAACATCTGCGATGTTGTGGTTCGCCCCGACACAGCGCACTGTATACGGGCCGAGGTCTTCAAACAGCACGGTGTAACCGTTGATGATTTCAAAGGTGCGTGAATATGTCACTCCCGACAGGATGACAGCCGTGTTGTGCCGGTGTGTGTCGGGGAAAGCCACGCCGTCGACGCTGTCCTCAAGGTCCTTCAACGCCAGGCGAAAGGCATCCACGTCCAACTCGTATAGGCCTGTACTGACAAATAACAGGTCCGCCCGCGGGACGTTAATAACCTTAGTCGCCCAGTTGATCGCAATAGACACGAGGTTAGGCGTCCGACAGGCGCTGCACGGCTACGCTGCCGCCGGCGACACCGAGCGTTGCCGCTGTTTCAAACGTCTTCGTCGGTGTGGCTCCACCGTCTCGGCGGCGCACAAAGAGTTCTCGGTCTGTTACGTAGGTGGCCTGGAACGACGCCGTCGTCGCGCCGGCAAGAGTGTCGATGTAACTGATAAACGCGTTGTTGCCGTTGGCCGCGTTATTGCTCGAAAAGTCATGGGACGTGATCGTAAAGGTAGATCCAGTCCAAGCGGAATAAGGGTGACGCGAAAATGCGCCGTTGGCCCGTTTGATGCGAATTGTTCCCGTAGCCGGCGTATCCGCAGGAATCGATCCGGTGACAACCACCGAGGTTACCGATGCGCCAGTCAGCGCCCCGTTCAACGTAAACTGGTTCTCGACCAGCGCCCCGCTGTTCCCCGGCCCGACCAGAAGATAATCCTCGGACACAACCAGCCCAGATACCGTGAATGTGACGAGGTTCGGCGGGTTGCGTAGCGTGTTGGTCAAGTCGAACAGTTTATCGTTGACCGACAAATCAGCCGTCTCAAGAGCGAAACCATACGCGCCGATGATCGCAGACCCCGTACTTACCCCGCAGAACGGGAAGGACAAAGCTCGCTCTGTACTCGGCGTTCCTGACGCTGCCGTGACCGATCCACCCCCGACGGTGATTGTCTGCCCAGCAGTCGGCGCGATCCCGGTAAGCAACTGAATCCATACCTTCGTCGCCGTCCCCGCGCTATCCCGCGCCAGGACTTGCCCTGTTCCACCTGACCAACTTGCTGCTACACCTTCTGCAATCGTGCTGGTGCGCGGCGTAGTAACAGCGACTTCGTGCGTGATCCCTCTAAACAGGTGCCCCGCTAGCCCATACAGCGTGGTAGTTTCACCGCGCCGCGTGAGGTACTTCATTCGCTCATAGAACTGATTTATTGAGCGCGAACCCCTGTCCCACTTTGAATAGTAATACTCAAGCGTCGAGTCGGCGTTTACATCAAGCCCGTTGTAGCCAGCCGTCAAATTGGCCACATCGCTCCATCCCGCTACCGTCCCGCTTGCCGTCTGGTTGTTCAGGTCGGAAGCGTATGTCAAGGCCGCGACGTTGATGCCGCGAGATGTTCCGTTCAGTTTGAACTCGGTATAGCTGTACCCGAACTCTCGGGTTTGTAGCAACAACCTTCGGCCATCGATATCCGCCGCGCTATCACGCACCTTCAGCATGAAGCGGCACGCGATTCCATTAGCGGCGTCAGGGTTCAACCCTTTCACGCCCGTCCCGTAGGGCACAGAATTCCAGAAGTCATTAGAGAGGACTGCCCCAATCTGAATTACCTGGATATGTGCGCCCGCCCCGGCAATCACCTGCATACCGTCGAATATCGTATCTCCGCCTGCCTGGATTATCGAGCCGGAGTACAAATGCTCGCTCGCCGCCGCGTCAATTGTGTAGCCATTGACCAAGGTGATAATCGTGTCGAACTGCTTATCAGAAGGCGTGACGCGGCTGATGTCCATGTAGTCGTCGCCGGTTGCCCCCGCGTCAGCAGCCAGGGCTTGCAGCCAACGGTGAAGCTCTAGAACGGTGTAATACCCTGCACCGCTTACCCCGTGCGCGGCCCCTATGTAAGAGATGACCTTGGTTGTAGTGTGGATGCTGAAGTCGGAAGCTATGGTCACGGTGATTACCTCAATCGGGGATTTGTGAAACGTAAATCGACTGCGCGCCAACGACGGCGGTTGTCAGGGTTTCATAAGGTTTGTAATACGTGGCCGAACTTCCTTTGCGCACCTTGATACGCAGATCGTTGTAATCACTACCAGGGCCGTAGGTCGATAGAGCGATGATTACTGTAGAAGTCTCGGCAACGTCGTCGTAGTACTGCGTACCGTCGTTCTGTTTTTCGACGTGGACGCGTGAACCAACGACAACATTGGTCAGCGTCAAGGTGAAGGTTCCAATCGGTTCAGTAGGCAGGCGCTGTATGGACAACGTTGTATTCAAGAACCCCTGATTGTTTCCCGGAAGTTCAACCGGACGTGATACCGGATAGGGCGACAGGAAGTTGAACAGCGCCACGGTCATGATACGGTAGGCTCGGGGGAAACATAGAAGACTAAGGCCACTGCGCGGGGGGCGCACAGGGACAAGCGCAGCATGACTTCACTGTTCTGCTTTACCGAATACGTAGTGGTCAGGCTAAGCTTTTTTGCTGAAAAACTAGCCACACCGTTGGGCGTCCATATCTTTCCGCTAGACGCAATTGCTGAGCGTGATGCTGCGAGTTGCAGACCTCGTGACGCAGACAGGGTTTCGACGCGCCACGTACCCCCGCTATCCATGTATGCAGCAGACAACTCCAACTCATCGGCGTAAAAAGTCGTCGCGTTGGGCACGTATAGTTCCACATCGAAGGTCTTGGTCGCCGGGGTATTTCGGAAGAAATACGACAACTTCAGCGGGGTTACGCTGATTTGACGTGTCGGTGCCGAGTTCCACGTTACCCGGTGCGCCCACTCGGCCCCTTGCAGATTTAAGGCCCCGCAATGTGGGAAGGTGCCGTCGCCTTTCCAGTCAGCGACGAACTGCGGAGTCTCCATACGAAAGGCTTTATTTGCGCCTTCGGGGGCATTCCACCATAACCGCACGTTGTTGATAGCGGAAGGCGGAATCCCGATAACCGCGTCCGTGACGCCGACTACCCCGTCAATAACAGCCTCAAGCTGCACAATCGCCGTATTGATATTGAGCGGCATCGGACAGCGATACACCCCGTTGGTGTCGCGCACTTCCCCGCCAATCCATTCGACTCGACCGACATTAGACGATCCCGCATACCGGATAAATTTTCCGATAGTTCCGCTTGCCGCTACGACCTCAAAAACAGACCCATTCAACCGAGTCCAAGCAGACGTTGTGCTCCCTCCGTAGTAAATCAGTTCCTTAGCTGTTGCCTGACATTGCAGCAGTGAATCTACTACGTCACAACCAAGGCCACTTGTAGACGAGCTACCGTCCGTGAATAGATAAATGCTTGGTGAAATATTTGATGCAGATTCAACAAAACGGCATTTTGAAAATACAAATTTCGCGTTACCTACTCCCGGACAATGGCCAAAGGACAAGGACGCTCCCGCCGTAGTTGTTACGGATACGTTAGCTTCAAACCCTCCTGGTTTACGTGAGGTGAATGAGAGTAGACCGCTGCTAGGGAAGATGAAATTAAAGGCAACCGAACTCCCTGACGTATTCTGGATAGTTGCGGTAAGTCGCCCGTCTTCCCCCGCCCACGTTGTACCGTCATCAAACACGTAGTTACGCTGCTTCCACGTAAGGCCCAGTGACGATGACGATTGCAAGGAGAAACCAAGATTCGATCCCCGCTTGGTGCGGCAATGAATCACATCCGTCGTTACTGACGGCTCGGTCGGCCCTGCTGCCGCCGCAAACCACAGACCATAATTCCCCAGCGTCTTTCCGAAGATTGTTGAGTTATTCGCCTTATAAGCGAACGGTCCATCTGCACCACCTGTGAATCCTGTGATGGTCGGTGCCGTGCCCCAAGTACCTGATGTCGTCGGCGGGAGAGAAGCCCAATCAGCCCCGGCGATACGCATCATTATCTGCACGGTCGTATTGATCGTCGGATGGACACGTGCCCACACCAGCCTATTCACTGGAAGCAGTAGTGAACTATATGTAGCTGTCGTCGCCAATGCGCTTCCGTTGATCGCCGTAACGATATTACTCGCCAGTGTTGAGGTTGATCCAGTCAGCGTAGCCAGCGCTCCGGTCGATTGCCCCATGATCTGCAATACACCGGCCCCCGACGCTGATGCCGATGCGCAATCAATCGTCGCTATCCCGACCGCCGCAGAGTGCCCAGGGCCGGCCTTGCCGTTGCCATCTTGAGGGTAGCCCCAATCCGTACTGCTAATAGTGTTGTTGCTGGCGTAAGCGCGGTATTCATTCCCGACCGCAGAAATGTCGCAGTAGAAATCCGTCATGCCAGTACCCCGTCAGCCCATCCCGCTTCGACAACACCCATTTGAACCAAAGCCGAACCGATGGCCGCTACACCGAACTGGGTGCGCTCATCGTCCAGATCGACACTGGTGCCGTCAGGATCAGGCGTCGTGAGTTTCATTTTTTCTACCCACGCTTCAATCTGCGTGCTGGACTTCGCCATCTGAAGAATGGCTACAAAAGCGGCATCTCCGAGTTTCTCGATGAATTCGAGCTTTGTCAGTCTCCGCTTGCCGACTACCACCGCAATGCTTCCTTCGTCGCTGATCGCTGGAATCAGAACGTGCTCATAGTCAGACGAAGGAAATTCATTCTGCTCTGTCTCGCCTTCAGCGGAATACACAGCGACTCGTGCACCGTCCGTCTTTCGCAGAATTTCATATTCATTCATTGGTGCTCGTCCCTTGGTAAAAGTGATGCATCGCTTCCTCTTTCGTCGCAAACCGGCGCACGTCGACCAGCCGGTAGCTGGTTACGAGCCAATACCCGTCGAACCCGATCACGAAGTCTCGGCGTGTCCAGCGCTGGCCCTTGGGCGGTCGGTACTCGATCGAACGGTACGAACGCAAGCCGTACCTCTCGGAATACCCGAAGTGCGGTATCAGCCCCCTGAACGCATGCGACCGGCGTATCCAGGCGTACTGAACCCCCCGGTTTGCGAGCCAGAGCCACATCGCCGCCAGCCAGCAGTTCAGATACCGCCGAGCGCTCATCCACGAACCCGCTCCTTCCGCTGCTTTTCGCAAGCGTTGTAATCCCGGCAGTCGAGTTTGCAGTCCTTCTCCCTACGTGCCGGCGATCCAAAACGTGGAACGAGGCCGAGCGAGCACGTGACGAAGGATTTAGGCTCCGCGTCTATTGCTCGCATCAGTCGGTCCTTGTAGTGGCTCATGGCGTCACTGGGCAGCCGTTGTATCGGCAGTAGTCTTGGAAGGCGGCGAGCTTGGCAGCGTCTTCTGCGGCGTCTTCGAGGAAGGCTGGATCAAGAACGAGTTCTTGCTTGGGGTCATCATCCAGCTTGAGACTGGCGGGAGCGCTGGGCACTCCACGGCGACCGGGGTATGTCCGCACGCCGGCAAAGTGAGCGCGGTAAGCAGCAACAGCGTTTGCGCGA